ATGGCAGGGTTATTCATAACAATTGTACCTAATTTAAAGTTAAAAAATGGTAAACATACAGTCCGAATAGCTATCACTCATTCAGGACAGACAAGATATATACCAACAGACGTAACGATAGATTCGGAAAAAGAAATCAACAAAGGACGCATAGTTAAGCGTCCGGATAAGGATTCTCTGAATATGAAACTCAGAAAACTTCTGAATGTTTACGAAGAAAGGCTGGATAATATACAATATGCAGACTGCCTCTCATGCACGCAACTCGTAAAAATTCTCAAAGGACCTGTAACAGGGGAAAAACATAGGACATTTAAAGACATTGCAGAGGAATATCTTTCACAAATAGATATAGAGGATCGGGCTAAGACATATAAACTATACAAGTTGGCAACAAACAGATATCTCCAGTATGCAGGTGACACAACACTGATGGAGCATATAAATCCAATTCGCATTAATAACTACATCATGACGCTACAGAAGGACAAACTATCTCCAACAAGCATTAATATCTATATCACCTTATTGAAAGTAGTGATAAACTATGCAGTCAAGATGAGATATGTAACATTCGACGTTGATCCGTTCGTAACAGCTAAGATCCCATCAGCAAAAAAAAGGGAAACATTCATAACTGTAGAACAACTCAGAAAGATAAGGGATGCCAAACTTGAAAAGCATAACATGTGCGTAATTCGCGATATCTTTATGCTTACTTATTATCTTGCCGGAATGAATCTTGTAGACATGCTGGACTATGATTTCAGGAATACCGATGAAATATACTATGTACGCAAAAAGACCAGGCATACTAAAGAAGGTGAGAATGCCGTGAACTTTTCGATTCCTGATGAGGCAAAGCCAATCATACAACGATACATGAATAAGAAATCAGGGAAACTCATTTTTGGGCGTTATTCCAGCTATGTTAGCTGCTATAATGTTCTCGCAAGGAAGATAAAGGAACTTGCAGAAGTGGGCGGAATTAAGCACTATTTTACTCTATATTCAGCCCGTAAGTCTTTCGTTCAGCACGGATTCGACCTTGGGATTCCTCTCTCTACACTGGAATACTGCATCGGTCAATCGATGAAAGACAGTCGCCCGATATTCAACTATGTATCCATAATGAAGAAACATGCAGACAAAGCAATAAGGGAAATTCTTGATAATTTGAAAGAAAAGCCCTAACTTTACGGCATCAATATTTGAGGCTCATACTTCAATATTGGTTTGACTTTTATTTAGTGAGGGAGGTGTCCCTCACTTTTTTTATGCCATAAATCGAACTTTCAGCCGGCTAATTAGTAATTAATATTGAAACAAAGCCGGTGATGATGATTAGTGGTGATGAGGCTTTTCAGCTCTAACATGGTATAACCCAGTTAGAGCTTTTTTCGTCTACATATCTCAGAATACAATTGTATATAATTCTAAGAAAATATTGTATTTAGAACTGCCATAGATTATAATTGACAATTATAGATAAACCGTTTCTACCAACGGAGCCTGGAATAGTACAATTGGGCCTCCTCCTTATTACTTGCGCATTGAACAAAACTCCATATTTTTTTCTAAGCCACACAATTCATCATCCCATAATGATTTCTTTTTAAGAAGTTCCTTGTAAGTTGCATATTTTTTATTCTCAAGAATAAAAGTAGATACAACAGCGGAATAAGCAAATCTTTGAGTACCTTTACTCATAATTTGTTTCAATCGTGACACAAAATATGAGATGTCTTTTTCAATCCAAGGCTCTATATCAATCAAATTGTTACCTATCTCCTTTAAGAGTAAAGAACGAGGTATATAAAGATACGACTGATTATTTAAATCAAAAACATCTATTGTATTGCGACCTATTTCATCTTTATAACCAATAAAACCATTATTCGCAAAAAGATGTTCCTTTGGGTCATCAAATAAAGGATTAATAATTGCAACGGAAGATGGGTCTGTGTCTCCTTTATGCCGATTACATACATTAAGTGATGGTAACATATTTCCCCATTCAACGACCTTTTCTTTATATGCAAGTTTGGGATAAAAATGATCTATCTGCATATCTTTCCCCTCTTCTTTCAATTTTGCCTCAGAATAAGCGCATTTACCAAAAGCAATATCAAAAACAGCATCTTTAATGAATTTTGTCCTCCAAACGCAATCATTTGTATTCCTTTTAAATCTTTCAATCAATTCAAGTTCAAGTTCTTTAGTCAATTGTTTTGGTCTATCAGGCAATTGTATCTTAATCATAACATTAGTCATCTATACCTTCAATCTGCATAGGATACAGTTCTCTTTCAATACTATTAGGATGTAAAATATCACTTAGCTTTTTATATACTGAAACAGCTTCGTCAGCATTTCCAGACTGCAAAGCGGATTTGAACTTATCTATCAATTTGATATACTCATCTGAACGAACATCGTCTCCCAAATCCATAAGCTCACGAAGTATTTCCTCAACTGTCCAGCCCTGAAAGGACATATCCTGATACCTTCGTATTTCTACACCATCCGATTTATTAGAAAGGACATATAGATTAATTCTTTTCATTGATTGAACAATAAGAGGACTATGTGTTGTCACTATGAATTGTGTCATCGGGAACATCTTACACAATTCAGATAAAATCAAGCGTTGCCACGATGGATGAAGGTGCATGTCTATCTCATCCACCAAAAGAATAGCAGGCTCATGTAAAGGATTTTCTGAATTAGGATATCGATCAAACATCTTTTTACAGAAATCGAAAATCCATGAGAACATACATTGGTATCCATATCCCAATTCGTTTAGTCTAAATTTACCATCATCAGTTATAAAATAAACAAAACTATTATTGTCATCATCAAATCCAATTTCTATATCTTTAATACCAGGAAATAGATTAGAATGCCTAATCATATTGCGAACTTTATTATACTTTCCACTTGCTCCTGGTCTCTTATGTTGCTTGGCTATATCCAATTGAAGAATCCAATATTCAATATCAATAAGATTGTTATTTCCTCCAAATAACGTCTCACTATTATATGAATTTATAGTTCTTTTAGTCCCAGATTCTGAATGTCTATTTGTCCCATAAGCATCAATAAAAACATTTGAAAGAGATTTAGTTGGATCTACAAAATTAGCATTTTTCGTATATCCTAACTCAGTAGGATGTTTTGCTTCATAATTAGTATTTTCTATCACGAATGGGGTTGTATATCTTATTAATAAGTCAAACATGGATTTGTCAATGTTTGATTGCCTGCTTTTCATTTCAATAAAATTACATTTAACAAGATATTGACCTATATTATGTCTTTCAATGACAATAGGCTTATATTTAGGGGCATTATTTTCTTTAACCCCTTCTTGTCCATAAGTTATAGCAAAATCCATATATAAGTTATTTACAACAGGCTCATTACTACTTTTATCATTATTTAAAATATTCTCAACCTGTTCTAACTCTGGTTCCAAGTTTGCTATTGCCTTTAGAATATTTGTTTTACCAGTACCGTTATTTCCCAATATAACTGTACATTGAGACAACTTAGTACTGTTTTCTCCTTTGCAAAAATTTAAAATATTCTCCCCTTTGAAACATTTATAATCTTTCAGCATAAGGGAGCGAATGTATACAGGAGGATTATTCAACATAATGCGTTTTCTTGAGTTATCGCTGCAAATATAAGCTAAAACAGGAATTTTATCGTCCATAACATATTATATTTTTTATCTAACAGATAAAAACCTCTACACCAATCTGCCCATAACCGCTATGATGCCAATTATCACTATCCCGATAGCCCAGCCTCCTACATTGATACAGAGTTTCTGCCATTTCGTGAGTTCCTTTTCGACCGGATAAGGCACTTGGATGCTATCCGTCTTAGCCATATATAGTGTATCTCTTACCAGCTTGTCACGATATAGATACTTATACTTTTCAATCAAGACTGTATCTCCCTTCTCCTTTACATATACACTGTCGAGCATGTAGATGCTATCACGCTGCAACTTGTTGATGTATGTCGTATCAATCTTTATCGTTTCCACTGGAACATACTTAACCGTCCGGCATGAACAGATTACAAATAACATGCACATGAAGGGAGCCAGCGTAATACACCGACTCACCTTCTTAATTATGTAGTTATAGAGTTTCATGGGAGCAAATCTTTGTATTCCTCCTTAGCGTCGAAGCAAGGACACATCTTCGTCCATTCGTTAGGCTCCACAATACCGTCACCATCGAGATCAGGACTGGTATCACGATGTCCTAACACTTCCTTAATATCAGGGTACTGCTTAATCAGCTTGCCAATCAATTCACGGAGTGCCTTCTTTTGTTCCGGCGTCCGCGTATCGGCCGCCTTACCGTGTGCATCCAATCCACCAACATAGCAGATACCAATGCTATGCTTGTTGTACGATACTCCGGAAAATCCCTTAGAATTACAGTGAGCACCGTCGATAGTCAGGCTTCTTCCAACCTCTACCGTACCATCCAGACGGATAACAAAATTGTACCCTATTGTGGTGAACCCACGTTGAAGGTGCATCTGTGTGATTTCCTTCTTACCTATATCCTGCCCAGCACGTGTAGCCGAGCAGTGAACTACGATTGCATCTATCTTATTCATTTCTTTTCCTCCTCTTTTGTTACTTCTTCAATTATTTCTCCGGCTGTATTATACTTCTTCTTGATATATCCGACCAACAGCCGCTTGATTGATACTTTATTTTTGATGCCATGTATGTTACATATATGGTCAGCGATGCTGTCAAACTCGAATAAGAAAGCCAGTCCCAATCCACACATGGCCGAAATGGTGTAGCTGCATATTCCAATTGGCTGAAGGATGGATATACCCAACATGAACCCAACGACAAGGTAACTGTTGTATTCGATAAACTTACACATCGTCCGGCGGCCTGCCCTGCTAAACCGGAAGTCCTCTCCCCTCTTGACCACACTATCGATGATGCCTAACACGAAGTCGGCCACAATCATTACGACGATAAATGCCAGCATCCAGCGAAGCTCGAACACTACCCCTTTTATCTCTCCAATAAAGGAGTAAGCCCCGGCAACCAGCAGTTGCGGGGCTATGATGGTAACCAGATTCTGCATTACTCATTATCCATTTTCTTACCGAACAACTTGGCCAACCATTCGCTTGTTACAACTGACACGATACCAGTAGATGCTAAAGCGACAAACAGAGCATCAATTACTACTACCCAGATACTTGCATCTTCCGGAGGAAAGCCGAGATTCATCCACCAACAGAAGAAGGTAACCACTACGCCGACAACAGCCGTCACCCACATAGTAACCCAGCGATTCATCGGGTTCTGCAATTTGGAAGCAATGAAACCTACCACAGACGGAACAACAATCGACACCAGTCCGGTGAAGCTGGCAAATCCGGTCAGGAACTCAGGAACAGAAGGTTCTACACTAACGGAAGTTTCCGCAAAAACACTCACCACGCACAAAAGAAGTGCAACACACATGAAAACGAATCTTTTCATTTTACTAAGATTTTAAATTAAACAAAAAAGCCCCTAGATAGCATATCTATGTACACTATCTAAGGGCATATGACAAATATAATTATTATATTATAACCCTAATCGAATTATGAAAAACTAAACGAGTATAGTATTGGTATATTTGCTTGATTTCTACCTATTTTCTACTTTTTTTATATTTCCCTAATTTTATTACAAATAAAAATTACAAGATGAGGCTTGAGTTATTACATTATTATTTTTCTTTCTCTTGACCGCCTTCAAGTCTCTTACGATTGTGCTTGATAAAATCTCCGAATAGATTTCTGTAGTCTTAACTGAGGTGTGACCTAGCAGTCGCTGAACTGTCGTAATCGGGACACCTTGATGAATGAGCAGCGTAGCACAGGTATGACGTGCTGTATGGTAGGTTATGTGCTTCTTGATCCGAGCCATGCCAGCAATAGCAGACAGAGCCTTATTCACTTCCGAATTACTGCCTAAACTGGCAAACTCTGTTATACAGTAGCGATCCAGAATAGACAATGCTTTCCCCTCGAATAACAGATGCAACGGAAGGCGCAACTCGATACCTGTTTTGATTGATTTGAAGTGTAGCCACTTCTTACCATTTACCTTGATAAAATTTGCAGGTGATAACTGGCAGAAGTCAGAGAATCGCAAACCGACGTAGCAACAGAATAGGAACGCATCCAGCACATGACGCAACTTCCTATCGCTAACTTCAAGGTTCTCCAGCTTTTTCAGTTCGTCCGGAGTCAAGAACTCATGCCTTCCCTTTTCCTGCTTTATCTTAAACTTGCGAAACGGGTAAGCGTCTGCATGAATATATCCCTGGTTAATGGCTTCGTTGACTAATGTTCTGAGCTGCCTCAAATGCTTTGCCACGGTATTTATTCCGTTACCTTTTTCCCTAAGATATACCTCGAAGTCCTTCAAGAACGTGTACGTTATATCCTTGAAATCTAGCCCTGGTCTAAACTCCTGCAATACGGTTATGGTGGTATACAGATTCTCCTTTGTACTCTCTCTCCTATCAGAATGTGTAACGTATTCCTTTGCAAAGACAGGAAATGTAACATTAACCGGACGGTTCTTCTTCATTGCGTCCTTCAGTAAGGATAACGTGGCTGGAACTCCTCTTTTCCATAGAGCCAATTCTATTCCCTGAAGGTATAGAACAAACTCAAACAACATAGAATTTAAATCATCAGCTTGCGGATGAACGATAATCTGAGAGGTCCGCTTATCCCAGTGTTCTGGGTGTAAGTAAACATTTGTTTTGAAATATACTTTGCGCTGGTTCAATGATGCTTCTACTTGTACGAGTGCTGTTCCTTGCTTATTAAGTTTCTTCTTGCGATTATAGACAAGCCGGTATTTTATCTTATCCATTTTTACGTCAAAAATAGATATTTACAAAGAAAGAGGCAAATTTGGCTGTGGGAGGACTGTTACCGATTGCGACGGATAATGCAAAAGGATTAATGTCCTCTATTGCATTTACTTACTCATCACGTAAAGTTGACAATAATTCAAATGGTGGAGTTATTAACACATTAAATTTTTCGATGCCTAACAACTCTTCTGTAATGCTAAGACTTGTATGTGGACGAGGAGATGGCCAGAATGCAATTATATTTTTATCTGTCTGCAGGGACTCTAGTGGAGTATATTCTGCAAAAAGAATGTCATTTGTACACAACAAATCTGGCAATTTTAAATCGTTCGGGTATGTCTGTTATAAGGATGATACAGTATATGTGAGATGGGGGCATTTTGATTTTGGCAGCTATCAGATATTGTCTTTATCCTATGCTAAGTTTAACGGGGTACTTAACAGCCCATCCGAATCTGGCTTCACAAAATTGGACGTTTCTGATATGATAGTAAATCCTCCTGCTGAGTAATCATAACCTCCCACAGTGACAATTTAGTACCGTGGGAGTAACTCTGTTATATCTCCACACAGATTAATTGATTGTTATTTGTTCATATTGATCAATATTGGGTACATCAGATAAAGGTATAGAAGATATTTTAGAGAATGCTTCATTACCTTGTATGATTTCGATGAAAAATGCCGTAGAGTATGTATCCATGCATTTAATATACAGATTAAAATTCTCATCTTTATAAATTTTCATACTAGAACCATCAAGTAGGTTTTTTGCATAGATTTTTTCTATTTCACCACTATCATATGGTATCGACAACGAAACCTTTCTTGGTTTGCTGGTTGTTGACCAAGTAGGTGAATTAAAAGCAGTAACATTTATTAGAACGATACTATTTGATTTTTTGTTGCGTTCTATTTTCAAGCATAGGTCGGGAGGAACCGATATGCTTACGCCTGCTGCTTTATACAGATTCCCAGTTGCCAGGCCATTTCTTGATTGGGATACTACTCCCAGTAGTCCTCCCACAACTGATATTATCTCAGGATTTTGTATCGCATCTTTTAAAGATTTTTTCTGTATCATAATCGTAAATTTTAAATTCAAATTAATAAACTCTTATCTCTCTTGTGCTAGCAATATACCATAATCCATCATCCCCTTTCGATACGATATATTCCTCCACATATCCAAGTCCAACTCCCCATTCATTAAAATTTTTATAGCTCCCGTCAATCTTAGCACAAAATGAAGAAGACGATTTTATTAAAGATGGAGAATCATTTCTCGAAACAAGCCTACCACGAATCCGGAATTGGAATCCATCGGGGACTGAAGATGTAGGTGGTATAACAATCGTATCAATCTTTCGATAAGAAAAACCGGCAGATACGTCCAACAATGATCCCTTGCTGAAATCAATATTATATTCTGATACATGCGATGTGAGCTCTTCATTTACGATCCTCCACTCATATACCATATCTGATTTCATTATAATTCTACCCAATTCGTCAAAACGAATACTCTTTCCACCAAGATGTCCGGTGCCTTTTAAAAAGTCTAATAGAATCATCGGAGTGAACTTATCCATTTCAGGCGAAAAATCTTTGTAATCGGACGTAATATTCCCGTTAGCATCAAAACCATTCTGGCTAAACATATATTGGTCATAGAATATGGCTTGCCCGATTTTAGCGAATTGTATCAAGGCAAGTTCAATCTCAATCGCATTGAAGTGTTCAAACGGGAGCCACGTAGCATTTTCCCCGTTCTTGGCATAATCTTCTGCCGGTGTCATGCCCTGCTCAGTCCCCAGCCATGTTCCGACCTTGTTCATCACATAACGAACTGCATCCTGCGCCGTGTTCGGCTGGAATACGACATAAGGAGCCACATTAGCCGAACACGTATATCTCATGGTAGAAGAATATATACCAGCCGGATAAGGAAGCCTGGTCACTGGCTTAACACGATAATTAACCTCTGTTCTTTTTTCTGCAATCATAGTTATTCCTCCGTTGTTATTATTACAGAAACATTACCTGAAGCCTGCTCGCACATAGCCTCTGTCACGGTTCCGCTGTATGATGCAACCTTAGCCGTGTCCGGATTAAGGATATTGCCTGCTGAATCCGTGAATACGAAAAAGAACTTCATGTCCTTGAATTTTGTTATGCTGCCACGCTTCACCAAAATAGGAGTATAAGTAACACTTCCACCGGAACCCTGCTCGATAGTTTCATTCTCCGGATTAGGATTTGGTAGGATATCGAACGGATCACTGGCGTCTATTACCGTCTGTACGTCCATACCGATAAGGTTTCCATCCTGATAGACTTCTACCTTAAACTGTCCGGTAGTATCGACCATATCATTATTAACTGATAATGTCTGCCCTGTCTGTCCGCCTATTACAGACCACGTTCCAGACTGCAGGGAATACCATTTATATGTCAGATTAGCCGTCAACTGGTCGCTACCTATCCACGCTACAGCCTTCAGTATACAGGAATCTCCCTTATCGGTTAGTGTAAAGAATTTATTGTCACCGGCCATGATGGTCACACGTTTGCTGTTTCCAACACCCACCGTTATCGGTATATTATACACAGCCTGAACCTTGTCGGAGGTATTACCTACCGCAATCGTAGCTTCTGCCTTGATGTTACATGCCGCACCTCCGGATGCTTTTACAAGGTTTTTCATGATTTTCAGGGCAAAGTAATTCTGTACTCCAGCTTGATAAGGAATACTCTGGAAGTGACTTGTTTCGCCGTTAAAACTATTCGTTGAAACCTTGTCGCTACCGAATGTCAATTCAGTGTCATTAAAGTACCATTTCACCGAGCTGGGAACAACCAGTCCGGCCGCGACCAATGAAGATGTAATAATGTAACTTAACATAGGCGTTAATGTAGAAAAATCCGGAGATATATTAGTCGGGCTACCTGCTGTACCCTGATATTCCTGATACAAGTCACCCATATTGGATTGCAGGAAAGGCATGTATACACTACCCTTGCGCAGGAACACGACCTGCCGTACTGAACTAGCCTCACTCATTGCTGCCTCCTTCCTTGTTAAGAGTTGTAGGTGTATCTGGGAACTCAGGTAAAATTGTCGGTTTGTCATCCCGATATTCATCCGGAGTAGTTACTTCTGCCGGGTTCTCAATACCGTCCGTTTCCAGACGAGCCGCCTGTGGAGTCAATGCAACGCCACCCACGCGAGTTGCTCTGTCAAATATTGTATCACCTTCAATCCGGTTCAAGTCAGCCTGCCACAACAGCACATTACCGTCTGCCGTCTTATTGCGTATTGCAGTAAGACTCATCTTATCTGCAACCTGTTTTGTCACTTTCACATAAAAAGCCATAGTCGTATAATTTTTTAATTGTTAATTCTGTCAAAAAGTACATTCCCGTCAGCGTCCTGCAATACAGAACCGTCCGTGTCATCAATAAGTATAGCTTGCGGGCCCCTATCCTGCACTTCTAATTCAAGCATCATTCCTGGAATGAACGTAATCGTAGGTTTGATTCCTTCAGCCTGCTTGGAATAACTCTGAGAATACGGAGATTTTACTTTCCATACAAACCGGAACCATTCTTCCGGATCAGGAACAACACCCATTCCGTCCATCACAAACGCTTCCAATTTCAATTTCTCCGTTCCTCCGGCAACCTGCGTGGGTGCTCCTTTCCAGTCGACTTCCACTTCCGGTATGCGGCGCCGGATGGTGGTTGTTGCCGTGGGGGCACCATCAGGGGGAGCAGAAGGTAAGCTGCCATCTGCAGAATATCCCAGCTTACAGACATAAGTCTGATCTTCCCCAATATTATCCTGATTAATCGTTAAAGTATTATGGTCTATTGCTTCAACTTCCCAGTCATTGTCACCGTTGCCATCCGTAATAGGTTCCAGACTTCCATCGGTCATACGGAACCAGAAGAACTGACACTTCTGCTTGTCGGAGGCTATGTCAGATTCACCGGCAAACACGGATGCGGTTATCTTACGTGTCAACGGATTGCGTAACGGATTCCATGCCACAGTTGCAGGACTGTCGAGTTTCAAAATCGGTGCCGGGAGTGTTGCGTCCGATACGGCTATGACCGTACTCATTCGGAACATATATACCTGACTGGTACGGGTATCGACATACTCAGCGTAAAATTCAAAGGCAAGAGGTGAAGAAACAGAGGAATTTCTTTTTACCTTAATCTGTCCTTTATTATCTCCTTCTGTCGTTATCTCGTAATCAGTATTATCCGAATTTATCAATGTTCTCTGGGTACCGATAATCTGATACCACTTCATGTTAGTAAGAGATGCGTTCACCGGACCGCTCTTCAGATAAGAATCCGGATCGGTTGCATTGCATCGCGGAAACAGTACAAGAGGCGTCAGTGTATAGTCAGGAGTATATTCCTTTACATCGCTGCTGTATATCTGCCGGTCTGGAACACTACCAACAACCTCTATACTTCCGCTAATCTGGAGAGGTGTATAGTTTACATCCAATCTCTTTGTTTTACTTTTTATTCCCATATTAGAATGTTATTGTTTGTTCTGCTAATTCTGTCTGCTGACCATCACGAAGTAGAGCAGTCGCCTTAAAAGAGCACACTCCCTTACGAGTAAAATCAATGCCCAAATCATCGGATGTCAGTGTAAGAGTCTTGCCGGCATCAGCTCTCTTGATTGCCCACGCATTATCTTCACTCACGTTGCCCGTATCTCGTGTCCAGCTTACATCCGTATCAAGGATACTGTCTGTCACATCACGGTTGTATAATTCTCCGGTTACAGTTAAAGTCGTAAATACAACTCCTTCCTGAAGCTGAGTTGCATCGAAAGCCCAACCGTTTTCGCTTTCAATGTCAATAGAAAATGCCGGATTTCCTTCAATCATCGCCCAGCCTGTACTTGCATAGCGAGGTTCGTCCGTCGTACCGGTGACAAGACATTTCCAGCGACATCCATAATGCCATACAGTATCGACCGTTTCTTTGCCAGCAGTATAAGGATTATCACTTTGAGCTACCTCCAATGACCAGAATCCACGGTCGTTCAGCTGCACGACAACCACTCCCTGATAGTTAATTCGCATCAAGTCCTGAATGGCTATACCACGGCAATATACATAGCTATGCCGGTAATTGATAGGGAGGTTATCGAACAGTTCCAACCTCTTCAGTTTTCCGATAATGATGCTGTAGTTAGATTCCTCGAGTATAGGTTTCGTGACACCGTCAAGCATGCAGATACAGCCTTCATAGCTGGATATATACCAGAATCCCTGCCGTTCTTCATCCACTGCATTTCCTCGACGGGTAATTACCATGCCGACAACTGGAGGATAGTTCTTACCCCCAGGCACCTCTTCATCCGGATAGAGTATGACATTCAGTTTGTTTTCTGCCTGCATCACACTCAGAACACGAAACCAGCTGTCATAATATTCTCCTGCTGTGTTCAGGTTATTCACTGAGCCATAACTTACGTCCTGCTGGGAAAATGCTGTGATATCATTATCCCAGCGGAGACGAAGATACAGGTCATACGTGCCGTCTTCGAGTAGTTCAATCCGTTCGATAGTTCCTGCCTCTGAGTAAGTGACGTTCCCTTCCTGCGCAAACCAGCGATTGTAAATAAGTTCCTTCACAACCATAGAGCTGCGCACTTCTAGCTTTTCAAACTGTCCACGCCCATCAGGATATATACCGGCACCCTTACCGGCTGTCAAAGAGTCAATAAAATTGCCGAACTTCAGAAGGAAATTGGTAGCATCTGACTGATCTTTTCTCAGGAACAATTTTTTCAAGCTTTCCGTATTTTTCGATATTTCATACAAAGTACGAACGGCAGAAAAAACATTACTGTCAGAAGGCAATATGTCATCATATTTCCCGATTATCTCAAGATAGATACCATACCCGCGAATAAATTCCCTGAGAGCATCAAGAGATACCTTCCTTCCTTTATTCAACTCAATCATATCTTCGGAATCGAGGACATCCGTATTAGCCAGCTGGTCAATGGTCAGGCTGTCCTTCTTCAAAAAAGATACAACTGAATCAATTATTTCCTGTTTTTCTAAATCCGTCATAGTATCAGCAATCTATTATCATATTGTCGCATATTGTTATCCTGAACCCTTCTAATCTTCAGCATATTCTCGGACTCAGTATAATCAACAAATTGAATCTCTCTAAGAATCTGGTTAAAGACATAGCTTCTTACATCATCAATAACCTGATTGATTTCAGGAACATTAGATTCAGACCTGATATATCTTTTCCCGTTAAAGTATACATAGGTGCAGCTAAGAATCCTATTCAAATGTTCTCCATACCATATTGGACACCCGATATTGCCTCCAAGAGTGAATGTTTTCATCGTATAATGTCTTGAATATATCTCAGAAAGGTCATTCTCAGAATTAGTGAACTGCTCGTTGTCGACACCGAAACTCCAGTTACTGTCCTTGAACCCGCCATGTACACGCCAGTCGAAGAACATCTGCTGTTCCGATACCCAGAAGATTACATCCTGACGATCCTTATTGTCCTTGCTGGAATACTGTATAAGAGTAGTATTCTTCAACACAGACTCATCTGACGTAATCCTGAAAGGCTCGGAGTTAGAATCATTAACATTAACCATGTAATACCCATCCTCCAGTCCGGTAATGACGTAATAATACAGCTTATCACTGTCGTTCATCGACCACACATTCCACTCAATATCCATCTCTGAATTATCGCACACGGAGATAATCTTCCCTGTAATCGCACGTGATTCCGCTCTTACTATCACCTCAATAAGAATCTGGTCAGTCGGAGCAAATACCTGCGTATAGTGGCTTTTGCAACCTGACACATCAGAAGACGGCGAAAAAAACAGCGGGGTAAATGGGCTAACTATATACATATTCAATCTGTTTCTATCAGTTCATATTCATAGGCATTCTCACAGGCAGTACTGTAATCAAGATTACCCAGGCAGCCAGTATACATCTTTCCGTCCCACTCTATCTGTACAAGAGTTTCGTTCCACTCTTCAGGAAACAGATAGTTGTCTGTCTGAAAGGTAAGACTTCCAGGACCCAGCAATGGAGAATCCAGCTTTATATTCTCGGTAACCTTCTTACCGTCCAGCGAGATATCAGAGTTTCCGGTCGTTGAGGCGAATTTCAGTTCTCCAGTCAGCGATGCAAGATACCTTTTATTTGCCTCTACCATGTAAATTGGAGCATATCCGGCATTGAATACAGTATCGGAATAAGAGCCTTCAACGGAGATTTCCCTGTCAATAATATATACAGAATCCTCAAGGTGACACATGACAGCGAATATCTGCTCGTCAGAATCTGAACTACTTGTTTCCTCACCTCTCTTGCCGACAAGCTCCTCGAATCCGTAACAATCAGCCCTATATGGAGAAATCAAAGAGAGCTGCTTGTCTGAGATTAAGATTCCTGTCGTATAATTCACTGAAAAATTGAATTCATCCTTTCCGTTATTTCCCAGGTCATAGTCCTGCTTACTGTACCCTATCTGAACAGACGAATATATTCTGTCAGAAGCAACCGAATACTCAGGCTCGGAAATAGACCTGATAACCTTTACATTACCTCTACCGAACACTTCATTGCGATGCTTGAAAACAACGAATGGAACCTTATTGCTGCTTCCACTGCTTTTTACAGTACATTCCACAAGGGATTGCCCTATTACAATATAGCTTTTCTGCCCATACTGGTATATATACTCAGGTCTGGCTGCATTGTTCTTATTATAGGTAGAATATCCGGCAAATGCACTATAATACAATCCTTCAGATAAATAATAAAACCGTCTGTCCCGACGGACATATATTATGTTGTCTGTTGACACGCTTCCATTATATACACCTGAATCCTTGCTTACAAGATTGACTATACCGCCAAACTGAAGTATTCCGCTATAATCGCTATCAGATACCTCACCATGAATATATTCGTTAAGAGTGGCAAACCAGCGTCTTATTCCATCGTCTATTTCCTTCATTTCAAGGGTTGCTGTATACAGGATATTATTCCCCTTGTTGCAATAGTATCTGTCAGTGCGAACTTTGTAAAAAGCCATATCCTCAGTCTGATAATCCTCATTAGCGTCAAATGATGCTCTCCATGCTGGCTCCTGCACTCCAGGTACAACCGTAGCCTTCAGGAACACACCATCTGTATTCGAGAAATAGGGCAACAACGTAGTTTCCTCGGCATCATCCATATTCTTGTAATCGACAAAACCGCCAAAGTCGACAGTATTACTTTCTATGTCATTATATTCAGCGCTGAACAGAACTCTGTTCTCGATTACATAGATATAGCCAAATACAGATTCCATCCACTCACAGAAGTCTGAGAAGGATGATGTTATCTTAGCACTCTGAAAGTTGCGGATACTTTCCGCAGCAACAAGGACGGAATGTTTCAATCTTGTATTATCAGTTTCAACTCCAGCTTCATTCACGGTATCCTTAATATCGGCATACAGTCCTTCCTTCCCGTTCATTGAATCAAGCAGGCGCTGGAGGAATGTTACAGGTTCCACAACATCGATATTAACTGGTTCCCCACGGTCGTTCCAGCTAAGACTTACGTTAATGTAAGCAAATCGTATCTCATAGCCTTGCAGATTATGTGAGCCCTGAGGATCAAGAATAGCAATCTGGAGCTTTTCACCTGATTTAAGCACTCCACTCCATTTCAAGGAATCCCACTTGTCGGTAGCATTATCTGATGCGCTTGCAAGCCGGATCAGGCTACCATCAGAAGATATCTTGTACAAGTAAGTATAATAATTTCTGAATCCGCTGAACGTGCGGGCTGATATTACTATATTGATGAGGCTGTTATCAGACAGACATTCAAGGAACCATGAGGAAGTACAAGTATTTTCAGGAACATTTACATCTGCCCATTGCCCTTTTATATGAACCTCTTTCTGGTCCTGTACAAGAAAGCTGTTGCTTTCACTTTCACTTTCGGAACTGATATATACAGGAGGAATAAGCCACCAGTCAAGTTCTTCCAGCATTATGGTTTGATATGTGCTGCCTTCACCCTGCTGGCCGGTAACAGTAAGTGTTTCCTCATTACGTATGCTGACACCATCATACTTCAATGTCTTGGAAGACAGCTCTTCTACGGAATAGTCATACTTAGTTGATTTGTTGGCTTTGATAACGGCAGCAGCAGAATTATCAAGACAACCAATTTCTGCCCTGTATGAGTCGTATTTGAAGCTCGAGAAATCAAGAGGGCACTCGAATATTTTTGTAAATGTCCAGTCGTTTTCTATTGAAAATACAGCGAACGAAGCCAAAGAGGATAAATAATTCTGCTCGTACAGACTGATGATTTTTTCCCTTGCCTCACCAGTCAATTCGAGAGTGCTTCCACACTTTCTCACAACTCCTCCCAAGTCAACACGGCTGTACGACATCTTAATGTCCTTTATGTTGGCAAGCATATCAGACACATCAATACACCCGTCACTCCCAACAGTAACAGTTTCTTCTCCTAATTGTAGATAATATCTGCCTAACATACCCTATTTCCCTTTTAGGCAAATATATCTAAAAGGCTTTATTAACGGATTTAATCAAAAAATCTTGAAATGAAGCCAACAACACAATCACAACATAATCAATGAATTGAGAGGAATTTTGCAGAACACAAATTAATATCCGGCAAAATTCCTCAATTATATTACATTACAGAACCAATAAAAGATTTTCAATCTTGAAGCATCTCATATCTCCCTTGTCAACATCATAATAGGCAAAAGTCTTATAGGATGGCTTGGTGATTCTTTTACTTGCAGTAGAGCTATAATTCATCATTGTACCGGTTGCGACTCTAATAGAACCGTCAACCTTACGATATATAAACTGTACCATTCCTTTACGCATTCTCTTGTAAAGAAAATATACCTGCCATGCCATTTTCAGGGATTCACTCCATGTTTTTTTGCCTGATATACGAATCTGATGCGCATATTTCATCACTCTTGCACGAAAATTAGTTTTTGTTTCCATATTGCAATTTTATATTGGTTTGACTTATAGTTTTTTATTATACTATAAAGATAGCCCATAATATCAAGTTTTGCAAACAGAAACTTCACCATTTATCTGATTCCCAACTCTTTACGAAGGATATCCCGAGCAAATGAAATACGACTTCTGACAGTACCTACAGGTATGGAATACATTCTGCTTATCTCATCATAGCTGTACCCTTCAGAATATTTTCGAACACAATCAATCGCGCATGATTTATTCCTACAACTTTCCAATGCAGCATACACTTCATCGACATATACCTGACTGGATGTGTTATAACCCGATATCGCATATTGTCCTTTATCAACCGAAACAAATCCGACAAGATTATTGTGGTTGTATATAGTAATATAAGTATTCAGTAGAATTGTACTGCACCAGGCTTTAAAGGATTTAGATGAGTCATACTTTTCTTTATTCACGAGCAATTTGTAAATAACCTCTCCTGCAAGATCTTCCGCATCCATCAGATTAGTACAATACTTGCGTGCCTGAGATAATATCCATCCGTAGTTTTCGGCAACAATATCATTTATTCCCATCACCATTGTTGCCTGTAATTTTCAAGGTTAACAATTTTCCGTGTCTATTCTCAGTACATTTCTTTTGTTTTTCTGCACAATCTCTTAAACGGCTGATAAGGAAGTCTGGATTTGCTGTAATATCATTAAGCAAATCAATAATAATGTCACACTTTTTTTCTATTTCTGATAATAGAAATGTAGAATTTCTCTTTTCCATATTATAAATGATTAGTGATTTTAATCATTTACTAACGGAAGCTGCAAAAATTCGATAAGGCACAAAAAAAATGCCCTGCATTGATATTGCAGGGCAAATAACATTATTCAGCGCTTCATCATTCTATGTTTGATTTCACGTTCTGCCTGCCGGACCATATTGGCGTAAATACCTGCAGAAACAACATTTACATCAATATTCATTTTATAATATGTCATTATAAATGCAATCTCAGCATCGTACGATTCACGCATATTCTGAGGTTTGGAATTTTGATTATTCTTCAATCTGTCATCATGTTTTTTTTGCATATACAGACACTCGGCTACATGCCTGTCAATCTTACTTCCTACCTTTTCGGCAGCAACATTCCCATATCCCATATCCTTCATGGAATGAATTACAAAATCTACATCTCCAAGTGACAATAATGCCTTGCACATTCTCAATGCAAGCAGACGTGATTTTATTTTGACCTCTTCTTCCCTATCCATCAAATAAGATTCTACACCAGATGGATTAACTATTTTCCTGTAGTCGTATATAAGGTCCGATGCCTTTTTCTTGAGATCTGACGATGGAAGCTCCTCACCTTGCAACAATACGGAATAATTACCGCACAACAGTTCGATAAAGTTCTTCAACGATATTTCACTTATATTCTCAATCATAGTCTATTACTCTTATATATCTGATACTGCATATTGTTATAATCCCTGTGCTGCTGCTTCATTATTTTACCAATATCACTTCTAATGCCATGCATTTCTTTCTTTAATTCAGAATAGTCATTATTCACTATTACAGGAGCGTTACCGGAAGAGGCCATAGGAGTTATATTTCCTCCAACATCATTCCAGTTGAACATATCAACATCCGGGTATACTTCAGCACCGCGAGGCAAATCTACTAAAGTAGGAGTATCTGGTGTAATCCACGGTTTTCCACCATAGACGACAACTTCTTGTTTACCTCCATCCCCGACAATTGCAAGCCCACCAATATGAGCACCGTTCTTGGTTCCCTCCTTATATGCAGGAATCGGAGTAGCAGCGATGGTAGCTACCTGAACTGCACCCATAGCAGCAACCACACCAGCCATGACAGCACCAAGGATAGGACCAAGTTGCCATGCCTCCATGATACCACGTGCCGTTGCGATACCGGTCTGTGCAATCTGTACTGCCTTATCCCACTTTGCCTGCTTCTGCTGCAATTCAACTTTTCTCTTTTCCAGTTCCTCATTCTTTTTTGAGGTCTTATCATCGGCAGCCCTCTTTCTGGCTTCGGCTTCTTCCTCAGATATTGCACAACTCTCAGCAAGAGCTTCAATTCTTTCGATATCCGCATTGTATGCATCCTCGTTGGCATCCTGTTCTTTCTCAATCCTGTCAATATCTCCTTCATAAAGAGTAGACATGAGATTGCCTATATTACTGATTGCCTCACCAGCAACATCCATCCAACGCTGGGCATTCTTCATCCTTTTCTTATATGAGTTTTCCTCTTCATCCTGAACACGTTTTATCGCAGCAATCTCAGCATCAGCTTCAGCATTCGCTAAATCAGCCTTTGCTTTCTGAAGCTGTTCGGAAAGTTTTTCCCGGTCGTCCTGACTCATGTTCTCAACAGAAAGCTGTTTTTCAATAGATTCAACAGCAGCCTTAGCGGTTTCTAATGAATAACGTTCGGTTATATCAGCCTTCTTTTTCTCGTATTCCTCATCCGAAACAAGTTTCTTTGCATGCAGCTTTTCCAACTCTTTCAGGTCGGAATTATATTGTGCATTCCTTACAACCTGCTCGGCAGCAGCAGACTTGGAAATCTCATCAGCCGAATCAGCTGCATATTCCTCATATATCTTACGTCTTTCAGCCAGATACTTATGCTCGATGAGGCTCACGTCAGCACCGTTACTTTCCGCCGCCTTAATTTCTTCCTGTTTCTGTTTGTCAAGAATTTCAAGGCGGATAGACATTTCTTCCTTACTACCTTCCTCTACAGAAGAAAGGCGGTTTTGAAGATCAATGCCAGCACGATTTTTCTCATATTCTTCAGACACCTTTGTCAATGCATTGTTCATCTCTTCCTGCAAGGACTTCCTCAATGCAATTTCTGCAGACGAATTTCCTTTTACGGCATCAATCTTTTGCTGGTATCCGTTACGGATTGTAGCCAGTTCTTTCTCAATACCGTCTTTCATCAAGGCAATACGTGATTCTTGCAAGGATTTTTCAGTTTCAAGTCTGGCTGTCTTTTCATCCGCTGTTTCGGTAGATATGTTTGACTTATTATCACCTGGCATCTGGTAATTTTCAACCATTTCAAGCTGCTTCTCCATACTTGAATAGCCTCTTTGAGCAACCATTCTAGCCTCCCACGATGATTCAATATCTGCATTTATCTGACTATTGGTCCGGTCAATACCCAATCCTTGTTTCCAAAAACTTGCGTTCTGATATTCTTCATAATATTTTTTGTTAAGATCAACAGCGTCCTTAAGATTTTTCTCCTCCTCTTGTAGGGATTTCTTCATATCGGCAATTCTTTCGTCCTTCGCTTTCTTGAAAGCATTTTCTTCAGAAATACCCTGCTTAATATATTTTTGAGTAGCTATATTGATACGCTCATACTGCTTACTGACCTCCTCTTCTCCATATTTTGCGCCATCTGCTCTCGCCTGCTCTTCCTCCCTATTAGAAATCTCTTCTATACTTTCTATTCCTTTACGTACTAAGGACAACAAGTCAGCATTCATAGAAGCTATAGAAGCCTTAATCTTAGCAGACATACTTTCGAATGCACCACCGGTGGCATCAAACAGTAAAGATAATTCGGTAGACAGTCTTTTCTGGCTTTCTATCATATCTTCCTGTGCCTGTCCTATTTCTCCAGTTTCATCTTTTACATCGCTAAGGTTTGTCTTGATGTCTTTCAGAGTTCGGATATACTGGAGTCCTGCATCCTCACCAGGTCCACCGAAGATATCAGCCAATGCAGTACCGACAACAGACGCACTATCTGGTAACTCATTCAATCGTTCCGATACCATCTGTATAATGTCGAACGTGGTTTTCTGACCTGTTCTCAACTGTTCCTGAACCTTGTCGGCGGATATGCCGATTCCTTCAAGTGCAGCAGCAGTAGCAGCAGTCATTTCACGAATACGCAAGTTACCTTCCTTGATAACATCCACACCCTTATCAGAATATATACCTGATTTGGCAGCCTGAGCAGTTATGGCAATGAATGTTTCGGCACTTATTCCGGCTTCCTTGAAGTATGCAGGATACTCCCTAAGTGTATCCAGAAACTCTCCATTTGCATCAGCGCCGGCAATGAACCCGTCCTTGATAAGCCTGATTGATTCTTCAGCGGAGATACCAAACTGCTTGGACACAGCATTGGCACCAATCAATACCTCCTTGAAATCCTTACCATAGAAGTCTGCAATCGCCTGCACTTCCGTACGATAAGCTTTCAGGTCTTCTCCAGATTTTTCCGTGAACTGCTGGGTAAGCCTTGTTGCCTCTGTCAGCCCCTTATTATAGTTTACCCACCAGCCTATTCCTGCACCGGCAGCACCGGCAGCTCCAAGACCAAGGAGCCACTTATTCTGGAATATCTTGCCAATTCCGGACAATCCTTCGAACATGCTGCCTGCGTTACCAAGAGATTGAAGGGAGTCTCCAAAGCTTCCGGCTATAATACCAAAACTTCCCATGGAATCGTTAAGGTTGTTCAGTTCCATCCAGGCAGCTTTGACCTCCTCCTTATAGTTACCGATAGTCATCTTCTGCTGAGTATATCGGTCACTGTTACGCTTCACATAGTCAGTATTTACACCAATGGTAGCGTTCAGTTTACCGAGTGTATCCTTATAATCCTCATCGGTGTCACGTACCATTTTAACAGCCTGACGCAATCTCTTATTTGCTTCATTGGCTTCATCAATACTATGTACCTCCTTGTCAGCCAGTGCAAGTGCTTCCTTAATTGTCCGAATGCGCTCTTCTTCCGTCATGGTAGCAGACTTTCTGGTTGTGTTTGCTGCCCTCTGAGCTTTGTTCATGGCTTCCTCAGCCTTAGCAGCCTGCAGCATTGCCTTGGAAGCTTCAGCAGAAGCCTTTGACAACTCCTTAACCTCTTTGGTACTAAGCTTTTCAGCTTCTGCCTTCTCCTTGATTTTTTTCATCAACTGTTCAGCAATCTCAGCCTGCCGACCGAATGCTTCAGTCAACTTATCAGATGCAGAAGATACATTCTTAGCTTGAGTATTGTATATAGTCTGTAACCTGTCTATATCTCCCTTAACCTGAACGTCAATTGTAAGTCCTTTGATGAGTTCCGAGGCAGCTTCCTTATAAGTCTGTCTGACACCTGATATAGTGCTGTCAAGTTCCTGCAACTTCTTCAATGATTCCTCATCGACGAAATCCTTTAATTTTAAATCTCCCATTACAAATAGTGTTTATATTCAACAACAACGCCATCCACTTTAGTACCTTCCTTTTCAAATGAATAGGTACCGTCACTCTTCTTGTACACAATGTACACGCATCCGTCCAGCATTGCAGCCTTCTTGGCCAGCATTGCAACGTGATCATATTCCGACATGATTTTTTTATTCTCGCAACCGCATCCCATCATTTATACCCACATTTTTTTACAAACCGTTTCAAATAAGGCTCGAGTAATTGAAGCACAACATACTCCCTTGCATCTTTACCCAGCATCAGAATGTCCTTACCATATTTCCTTACTATGTCCGGACCGTCTACGAATCCTACAGTATCAATCGTAAGAGTGTCACCTGCAACAGAAGCACGGATACTCTCATGGAATGGACCGGTGATATACAGATTAGGTACATCAACAGGTCTTGGAGGGAGATTAAGCCTCGGGCTGGCTATCGGAGGAGTTATCTTCTTCTTCCATGCTATATACCCGTCAGGATTGTTATGCCATACTGATGTAGTTTCATGAAAATACGGATCATCAGAATATCCCGGTCTAAGACTGTTGGTATTACCGTCAAGACCGGAATAGAGCTGTTCCCTTACAAGATCTGCAACTTCTATCCTATTTTCCTGCAGGCAATCCATACATGACTTTTCGAATCCGGATGCGATTCTGTGTATCGCATTCTCCAGTTTTTCAAAATCAGCCATACATTTAAAATTAAAGCCGGACTTTCGCCCGGCTTGATATAGGTTAATAACTTACTCGGCAGCCTTAATTTGATTATCAGACTTGCCGCAAATCTTATCATACACATCAGACAGGACTTTCTTACGGTCTGACTCCTTCTTTCCCTGCCATATTACGGAAAGGTGCTTTTCGATGAATTTTTCCTTGGTCAATTTCTTCACCTGCTCATCGACGAATGTTACATTATCAACTCTCATGCCTTAGACGCCTTTACAACTTTAACACACTCAACCCACTTGATATCGTTTTCGTAAAGCACAGAAGGAGATTTCAATCCGATTTCTCCCTCACCGGCAACAACGGTTATCATTCCGTTTTTATAGGATGCAGACGTGGTACCGTCCATAACAGTAGATGCAGCTTCAGCTATTACGCTGCCAAGGTCAGGAGTTCTGTCATATCCTCCGATAGTTTCTACGATCTGGTACTTACCACTTTCCTTTTCCACAAGTATGACTTCAGTAAGACCTTTAACTGCATTTGTCGGATTGATGTCTAATTTGTAATAGTCAAAGTTCATCTGGCTGTCTTCAGCATCCATATGACACAGATTAACAGTCATTGTTGACTTCGCACTGCTCGTGGAAAATGGCGTAGAAGCAGGATATACTGTAGACATTGGGATTCCGGCAAGTACATCAGTTCCGTCGTTGTACCCAATCAGCATCATGTTGCTGTCCCAATAATATGCATCCCATTCCTTGTCTGCACATTTCAACAGCTGGGCATTCAGCATCTCATCAAACCTCTGCAAGGTAAAGGTATCTGTCTGGGCATTAAGACCGTTATACTGATTCGGACCATATCCTACAGCGCTTGTCTGTACTTCACCTCCACCCTTGGCATATTCGCACACAGGAGATATAGGATATATTCTATCCGGACGATCAGCATGACACAACTCTGCCATTTTCTCGGCAGTCAGATTCTCAGGAAGTTTAATTCCATGCTCAACAAGAATGATTCCCTTAACCTTGCCCCAATCAATCTTACATGCAGATCCTCCAGTATTCATCTGAGATGATTCACAACTTCTTGTTTTCATTTATCTACAACTTTGATTTTTAATTATTAATTCCATAGAGCGAATATTGATGGCATCAATAGGCTCGCTCACTTCCTCTCCGGATTCCGTATAGGCTCCGTATCTGCCATAAGAATAGTTTTCGGAATAATCATGCGGAATAATATTGTCATATTCAATATCAAACCGCACATCATTTCTAATTACCTCAATCAGTCTGTCATATATTGGTCTTAGAATATTGATGAATGAAGCGCATAGACGTCGTTCATTACTCCAGCACTTTGTTGACGAACATGCTATAAGGATATTCAGTGAAACCTTGGAATAGTAATCAGGACTATCTCTTTTTTCTGTAACCGGACAGAACAGGACGATAAGCGGGAACTTACGCTCTGAAGTTGAAGGGACCTTGCTGTATTCATCCAGTTTGTCCTTAACATACTGGGCTGAACCGAATATGTAGTTAAGTTCCGGATTCTTAACTTCCTCGAACCTGTCATTCTCGATGTCAGCAGGCATTACTATGGTAAGGTTCCCACTCATTTCCTTTACTACATCTCCAATAATTTCAACGATACCTTTCATAGATTGAACTGATTAATCTTATTCAACATGTTGGTCTGGGTAACAAAATCAATAGGACAATTACCCTCTCGCGCCCACTTGATGAACTTTACATTTTCTGAAACCATTCTGTTCCAAGCAACAACCTGTGCATTCATAGGTGAAATGTACTCATTAGCACACTTCAGCCGGACATTGCCAGTTATCGTAGCTTCCGATGAGGAATCACGAAGTATGTGAAACAACACGAAATCAGCGAATGGCTCTTTCAGCTTGTTGCATACGATTTCATACTTAGACGGTTCAGTATCTTCATTCTTTTCATCATCAGACATATCAAGGTAATCCATTGCATAACCTGCTTCCTTTTCACCAAGCATGGCTTCAAGGAAAGCAGGCTGCAACTCCTTGATATATGATTCTATATGACCGTTTACAGCCATAGAATCAGCACCGGCTGTCTTTGAATTTGAAGCATTCTGAATATGACGGCTCCCTGAAACAAAATATGACACATCTATCAGCATGATTATTTCTTTTTAGATTTAGCGGTACTCTCGCTTTCCTTGGTATCATAAGGTATTGTTTCCTTATTGTCCGTTACCCCAGGATCTGCATTAAGACATAATGCCATTTCTTCAGATTGCTTCTGTAATCCGGCAATCTGCTCTTCAAGTTGTCTTATTTTTTCATCTTTCTCAGTGATAGTCTGAGTCTGCTCGGCAATCTTAGCATCCTTCTCTCCAATAGTAGTATTAAGACGTCCAATTTCACCATCCTTTTCAGAGATAACAGCATTCAGCTCATTCTCCTTCTCCTTAATCTTCTGTTCCGATTCTACTTGGGTAATGTAACCACTTTCTGAAGGAGTAGTAATAAAAACTACTCCTCTTTTAATACGGATACTCTGTTCTCTGATTACATTTTCCAGATGCTTCGGATCTCCTTTTAAGATATACTCATCCATAAGCACTATTCGTTAGTGATAGCCTCTTTCAATGCAGTCAAATCACCATAAGCAAATGCCCATGGCATGTACACAGGGAAGATAACTTCTTCCTGGGCAATCAAAACAACCTCATTACACAACTTAGTCTCCACATCCTCTGCCCATTCAAGCGTTAAGGAAGAATAATCAACCAGTGCAGAGGCCATGTTGAAATCCCCAAGCAAATACTTACCTGCAGGGATACCAGTGTATTCGATTATTGGACGGCCAGCAACATACTTGATTCCTCCACGAGTGGTAATAATTCCCAAATTACGTCCGGTAGTATCTTTCTCCGATTCAATCGAGTTAACTGTAATAGGATTAAGAACTATTGCGTTCGGATAATACTGAGCAAATGCCATCACAGCGAATGCTGTTTTGATTACATCTTCGGAATTAGGCAGCTCAACACTCTTGTATGCTGAATTGTTGACTGTAAATGTCATGGATGACAGTCCTTCTTCTGTACTAGTAAACGCTATGCCTTTCAACAGAATCTTGCGGTCATTTATTTTGATAAGACTGTGTGATGCGTTCAATGCAGTATTCGTCGTTGCCCCAGAAAAGGTAATTGACATTCCGTCAAGCATAAGACTCTGTGGGTTAGTAAACTCGACAACTGTATCTTTGTTGCTGTTATAACCTGAAACATTTTTAACACTTCCGGCATCTCCCTTAATTATCTCATCTTTAATAATACTCTCAACGGAACTTACTCCCTTTTGATTCGCTATTCCAAGAAGGTTTTCGCCGTTACCATCCCCAAAAAGGATATTCCAATCTTCTGCCATCCATATAGCCTCAGGAAGCATATTCAAGATAAAGCTTCGAATATACACACGACTCTTCAACATTCTCTTGGACACACGAATATGTGTACCAAGACGTTTTGTTGAAGCTGACTCTTCTTTTGCTTTTATGCTTGATTCAGGCAGCTTTCCATTTTCTGTCGTATAACTTGCATTGCGGTCAAAGTCATAAACCTGTGTAAACGACAACTGTGGAAAAGCAGGATCTCCCTGCAACGTTTTCAAGACATCACGCATATGAACTTTCTTTTGCTGTGCCACCTGCGTAACAACACGGTTCTGCTGCTGTGTAATCAACAAATCTCCGGAATAGTTGTCTGTCATCGATACTGTATCTTTGAGAGAGAATCCCGTAAACTCACCGGATTTTCGGGTGTGTCCGGAACAGAAATCCTTGAACTTTTCAGATTCAAACATTTCATTCAATTTCTCGTCAAACTTGTTGATTGCATCCATTGACAGTCCTTTTTGCTGCATCTTCTCAATAGATTCCCCAAGAGTCTTAACCTGAGAAACAAGTTCTTGATTATCTTTAACAAGCTGTTTGAAAACCTCTGAATCGTAGGTTTTAAGCATATCACCAATTCCTTTGAATTTGGTTTCCACATCTTCAGGTGTCATCGCACCCTCCATTGCCTTATTCACAACATCGCACATCAAACCGAGGACATTGTTCATAAACACTCTCTGCTCTTCAGGCAGACTATCAGACTTCACATTGAAGTCAGACACCGTAAATTTTTTTAATGCCATACTTTAAGATTATTTTTTAAACATTCTATTCAGTTCTCCATAGAAAGAAGTGCCTTCCTCGGCGGCTTTTGTCTTGACCTCTTCAGATACCTGCGCACCCATGTCATTTTTCTCCTGAGTGTCTGATGACGGCTCAGATGACTTGGACGTATCTTCCGATTCTGGATTCTGAATAAGACTACTCGTTCTATATACTTTTGCCCAGCAATGTGGACAGCGTACAAATGCCATCACATCCTGTAAACTTTTCTCACTAAATCCTTTCCCCTCTGCCTTTACAGCATCAATTATCGAGACAACATTATTTCGTATCTCGGGAGATAACCGATTAATCTCCTCCCGCACAATATCTTCCGTAATCCACCTTTGGTATTGTGCAGCCATCTCAAGCACTTGCTGTGAGAACGTATGTTCTGGCACAGAATCATAATCAAATTGATAACCACAACTTGGACAGGTTACTATATTTCCCCCGTTCAACGCTTTTAACAAAATCTCCAACTGCATATCATATTCTTTTAACCGTTCGTCAGAATATCCATGCTGTCGGAAAGCCTTTTTAATGAAGTCCACTGCATCCTTAACCTGCTCTTGCGTACCAGACTTCAAGTTTACAAGGAATGTCTGAGGGTTGCTTCCCCAACTGGTCAATGTCGAATACTCAAACATTTTCCATTCAAGAACTTTCTGAGGATCTACAGTATCACGTTTAATAGCTTTCACCCCGATAGAGTGTTCCAGTGTTCTGCCATTCTCTGCATACAGCTTATAGTCAGCTAACGTATCACGTCCAATCTGCTTCTCGAGGTTAATCTTACCAACCATAACGAGATTACCCTCCTTTTCTTCTCCACTGAGAGGAACGCCAAGTAGCTGGTCTGTACGGTGATTAAGGAACCATCTCATTCTACCGATGTTTTCTTTCAACGTCTTGTTGAACGAACCGGGCATGGAAATATCATTCTGAGAGTCTTTCACACCGATACCGTTCACTGCAACAGTGACAATACCCTTCTCATCAACATCATTTGCCTTCGTTCTGTACTGAAGGTTTTTGGTTTTCTCTTCCATTTTCAACTTCGCTTTTTGTGTTAAGACTAATTACTTTTTTTACACTCTCTCTTTCTTCGTCTGACATCTCGAACAAAGTCTTGTCATACAAAATATCTTCAAATCTGCTTTCCTTAATTTGTGCCCGCCAGTCATTGATACTGATGAGACCACTTAGAAACTGCTCCTTACATCTGGTATTAATGAGGGTCTTTACTTCCTCAGCTTCCTTCAATCCCTGCTGTAAGCAATCCACATCTGAGAAATCGCAGTCCAGATAATACCCACCTTCCTCAAGACCAAGAAATGCAGTAAGCTGTTTACAAAACTTCTTGGCCATTGGAATGATAGTGGATGTATACACAGCTTTTTCAGCTGTAGCCTGATTGCTGAATGTTGATTGGTCCTTTCGAGGAACAAGTACTGAAGGAATGCCGTACGCTCCAGCTATCTGTATAGCGTCAGTCAATGTTTCCTCAAATGGTTGCAGCTCACTGATAGAGAGGTTTGTTCTTACAAATGACAGAGGAACGTCACTTAAACCATAAGGAAGTCTACGATTGTCAAGTCCGAATTTTCCGTAGTGGCTATTAAGAATTTCTTCTTTTTCTTCTTTTGTCATTGCGACAGTTCCAGCTTCATCCTTCTTATTGGATACAAGGAAACCCAAACCACCACGTTTTACATAAATCACGTTTCTCGCTTCATATACAGCAAGAAGGTTAGATATAGGTTTCAGATGAGCGGCCAACCTGCTCTTTGATTTCAGAAACCCGTTGATTGACATATATTCAGGTGAGCCGTCACGGTCATGCCATATCTGATATGAAGGGATTTCCATTGTACTCACATATCCGTAATTCAGCCGATAACAACGAATAATATCATCTTCAGATGCTATTCCGAAGATTGGACTATTAACACTTCTGTTAGGCTCTACATTAACGAAATCAGCAGGAAGTTCCCAGAAATTATCGCACCATTTCCATTTAGGCTGGTTCTTAAATGTTTCACCCATTGCGGCACGAAAAAAGGCATTACCAGTGCACAACTTGTAAACGAAATGTGAATATATCAGCTCGTTCCAAGACATAAGGCAGTTGGGTTTCGTGAGAATCTGGTTCATTCTCTTGTTTTCCCATACAACACTATCGTCCTTTACCTTCTTTAATTGGAATCCGGAACCTGATATGCGTGAAGCTATGTAATCAATCGGAAAGAATACCTCAGGAACAGAACGAAACAGTTCCATGTAATTATGACCGCAAACCAGTGGGGATACGAATAACTCATGCACGTCACAACGGTCAATATAACCACTATCTTTTACACCCTCCTTTGGTGTTGATACAGTCTGTGGTTCACTGGCCATTTTCAGCCCAGCACATGCCGGAATAGTGTCTTGTTTTAACATTGTATATCCCATAGTTTATCCTTATATGACAAAGATAAATTATGGGTATATACGATGTTAGAAATCAAAAAATCTTGAAATTTACAAAGCAAGCAAATCAGATTATAAACAACTAAATACCAAACGAATACATATAATATCAGGGTTACCCTAATTTTATGAGGTATATGAAAATCCACTCCAGTCAATACAGAAAATAAAAAGCCCTGCTCCATCAAATGTGAAGTGACCCCAAAAAGTTAGACAAAAAACTTTTGGGGTGCACTTCAATGTGGAACAGGGCTTGATTGTCTTAATAAACGGTCTCGCCTCACGGCGGTACATTATCTTAGAATGTTGCTTCGGAAAGCTCCTTAGAAATTCTTTCCACTGCTACACGTATTTTGTCATACTGTTTTTGTCCGGCATTGGTCACACCTGATGTGTATTGGCGCATCAAAGACGGATTGATACCGGCAATTTCAGCCACTTTCGTTACGTTCAGGAAAGAGAAATAATCGAAGAAAGACTGCATATCATACTTGTAGATAAACTCCAGTTCCGGCACTTCCTTGCCTTCTTCCTGCTGCATCTCTTTTATTTCCTTATACGTCTTCATCATATCCTCTTTGGCTGCTTCTGCGGTTTCTCCAAAGCCGGATAATCCGAAACCGGGTAAATCTTCTTCCACATAGCAAGAATAATACCCGTCTTTTGCCTTTTCCATAATTGCCGTAACTTTCATACTTCCTCTTTTTAGTAAAAGGGGTACGGCAATATGCCGCCCCCATTGCCTCAATAAAAAACATCTTCTAATCATGAAGCGAAAAAGGTTGGGGGATTATTCCCCCAAAAGAACCTTTCTTGCTTTACGTTCCATCCCGACAGGGACTTCCTGTTTGCCGTGCCTTGACAAAGCAAACTTGTTTCCCGTCTTGGGACTGTACCAAATATCGTGGTTAGCCCCGTGCCTGAGAACGTAACAACCTGCTGCAGTCAATTCCGCAAAAAACTGATTGTACTTCATAATTTAAAAGACCGTTTATTTATTAAGACATTGCAAAGATAGCGTTTTTGCTATAATATTCCAAATAAAAACATAACATTTTTGCTATATTTTTATTTCTTATATTAACTAATATATGATTTTATCAATGTATACGCTATACCGCTCAATAGAGCACTGGCTCCACTTATATTATCCTCATTGTAGTCAAGGACTTCAGTTATGAATGACATATACTCATCATTCTCCATGCCGGTTTCAGATAGAAGGAAATACGACTTGATGAAATCAGACGTAGCAGCAATTCTCTTATCCATATCCTGATATTCCTTCTTAATCCTTACTTCCGGAAGTGTACTACGCAGCTCCCTTGCCATCTGGAAATATGCAGGTGACGATTCCACTATGTACGTTCCTGCATCATGTGAACATATAACAGACTTCATTTCTTCGAGTGATACCGTTTCTCTCATAACAAGGTCAAGAACATGCCATTTTTCTCCACACCTTGCAACCTGGCACATATAGAACTTTCCTCCAACATTCGGCATGATGTACACGATCTTCTGTGAATACTGATACTCGACTGAAGGATTGAAGAATCCGAACACGCTTCTGTCAGAATACATGTTGCGTTTACGACGGCTCGAGAACTGGGAATACTCCTCGTACATGATGTCATGTACAACATATCTCAAAGTATCGGTAAGGTGTCCGTGTTCCTCATAGGATTGTTTCGTTACGCTGTCCTTTATCTTTGTCTTGAGGATTGCGCCATTGGCATCCTTCTGTACGCTCTGGTAGTCCTCGATTGATACCCTGCAACTATCGTCTATGCTTATGCTGAGACCGGGCAATGATTTCTCAAAAACAGCATTGACAAACTCACCGGTCATGGATACGGACGGGTTCCTGTTACCCACCTTATCCTCAACAATCCAGTTATCCTTTTTCAGTGTTTCAATAACTAGGTCCATGAATGAACGTTTCTCATCGTCGATAGTGTTGGCTGCTTTTGCTGAGGCATCACCATGAAGGTAGATTTTATCGTCATATCCTAACTCCTGCAGTCGCTTAGATACCAGTTTCGCAGCACGTCTTGCGCTATTGTTCGGGCTGTCTGCCGTTGTTTCGGCAATCTGGTACATATCCTTACCTTTGCTAAGGTCTGCCTGCCAATAGCTGACAGATATGTACGGCAGCACGTTGCTGTCGACAGAAAGATGTATAGGTAATCCAGGGATATAATGATACTCACCGCTATTCTTGCCGACATTGAACGAGCCGAGGAACTCGTTACCAGTCTTGATTACTCCCCATTCCCCAAGTGCATAGATATTGTAATAGTCCGGGTCGTACAGACGGTCGTGCTCAAAGTCCATCACACACTGCTCATCGTAATATCCATACGTTCCGTCAGGAGAACCCACAACCCAGAAGTTGTTCAGGTAAGTTGTCTGTATCACTACCATATTGGGAGGATACTCCTCTATTTCCTTTGTCACAGGGTTCACGATTGAACGCCCCTCGTTCATCTTCAATGACTTCACCTTTGTCAACTCTGCAGGTATTATCTGACCGCCAATTTCTACAGACATGGGGACATCATGCAGTTTCTCGTTATCCAGCCAGTCCTTCTTTATCCAGTGAGTTTCACTGATAGGGTTAAAATCAGCAATAATCTGCTGTCCCTTCTTACCACGCAGACGCTTACGGATCTGCTTCAGGTCTGCATACTCAAACTCGGACAACTCCTCGAGCTGCACCCTCTTGTAGTTGCTGATACCCTTTATCTTTTCCGGATCGTCCAATCCAGAGAAATCTATCTTGGCTCCGTTATACAGACACTTAATTACATTCTGGTTGAACTTGAAGTATTGCGTGATTCCCAATAATGATGCTGCAACATTGTAATCTTCATAGATGGTTTTGCTGATGGATGCTCCGACCTTTCTCATCACAAGCGTATTCTCACCGTCCTGCAATGTCTGTATAAGAATGCACTGTGCTGCGCTGAAGGACTTACTAGACGATGAACCACCATACAATATGATGAATCGCAGTGTAGCATCATTCAGATATTTCAGCAGGTAAAAGGCATTCGGATTGAGTTTCTTATGATTTACTATCATAACCGGCTACTTTTGTTCTATTTTTTAGATTTTTAGTATTATCTTTTGTATAACCCCCGATATTTTTCTCACTTAATTGTTCTATTTTTCAAATTTCATTCAGTCTCGTCATCAAAACCTATGCGTATTTCATTCGTTTTTGCGCCATCTTTACCCGTCAATGCTATCTGTTGAGGCGCATTCCAACCGTTCATGGACGCAAGCAGTTTGGCTGCTTCAACCTTGCCATTAAACTCATAGCTTACCTTACCCTTGTCGTTGCTTATCTTCTTCATAGCATTTCTCACCCTTTTGGGCATCTGGTTTGGAGACTTGAGTTTTATCTTGCCGGTTACAGGATCTACGAGATACAAATCATTCGGGTCCATCATGACAATATCCATGAGGATTTTTTCCACCTTTTCTCTGTTAACTTTCGATGCTTCAGCACGTTGTGCTCTCAGTTCAGCTATCCTTGTTGCAACCTTGTTACTAGCCAACATCCTACTGGCATTGCTCCAGATCGTCTCAGGCTGCATCTTTGATGCGTCATATGCCATCCTGTATGCTTCACTTGCATTACCGTCACAGTCAAGGTAATAATTGCAGAACTTTTCCTGTTTTTCAGTCAATTTCCTGTTATTCATAGGCTAATGATTATTTATACCGACGATGCAGATTACCTGTTTCCGGTCTTTCAGCAAATCGTAGGCTGCTGTTAATGTACTTCCAGTCGTGCAGATATCATCAAAGAGTATTATTCTCTGTTCCTTAATGGGCCGGAGAAGATAAAACTCAGGGTTGATACGTGTTCTGTTGAGGCACTGCATTGCGGATTCATAGAATTTTATTTTCACCCCCTGGGCAATTTTTTGACAAACGTCAGTGGCGAAATGATACTCTGTAATATGTCTGCGCTTTGGTGTAGTGATTATGCACCACTCATCATCCGACCGTACCAATGACAGTATCAGTTCAGTAGCAGCTCCTGAAATGGCTTCTGCACACTCACCCGAATTCTTGATTTCCTCAAATGGAATTCCATCCTTCGTACTTGCAAACAGGGAGATATAATAAAACCCGCACTTGCGGTGGATTCTCACTTTGGGTTTCATGTCGCAGAACCTTTTGTGTTTCCTCCATCCGCCGGCGGGTTTATCCCAGTCATCAATCCTTATCTTTCTACCTCTGCCCATTGAAAACCATCGCTATACCTTTTTCTACCGAGATATAATTCAAAGGTATGGAATTTAAGCGTTCATTCACAGTTTGGCAATAATTGTCAAAATTCCTTTTTCCTTCAATAAGCTGAATATCAACATGGTGGTATTTTCTGACAATTTCAGCAAAATGCAGGACTGTACAAGGATGCGGATTTACAACATTGACAAGCTTGGCGTTAAAATTACAGGCAGAAATAAGTCCTTCTACTGCATCATCAATATAAGTGAAGCACCGGAGATTATTGCCCTTATTATACAACATGACCTTTTCCGAATTAAGAAGTGTCCAGAGAAGAGTTCCTTTTCTCGGTTCCGGTCCGTATACATTATGCAATCTCACCCCAGTTGCTTTCGGGCAATACACAGCAGCATACTGCTCGTCAAAATGCTTTGACATACCATACATGCTGGTAGTATTGCAAGGATTAGCAGTAGAAGAACTTGCATACACAAGCTTTACTCCATAGCGGTTACATGATTCAGCAACCCTAATGAAAGTGTCTATATTATCCTTGCGAATCTGTTCAAGATTATCATTGAATACACTTGTCTGAGCAGCAAGATGTATTACAGCACTGAAGCCTCCTTCAGCAAGAAGGCATGCAATTCCGGAAGCTTCAGTTCCGCAAATACGGTCAATCCCAACAACTTCAACACCACGTTCTCTCAATTTTTTGCGAAGGGCCTTGCCTATAAAGCCTTCACTGCCAGTTACGACAATTTTCATCATCACAATTTGTTTAGAATTTTACATAAAATATTCAGTATGTTACCAAGTAACATCACTATTATTATCAGGAGTGTGGTATCCTGCTCAACCTTCCCGATGGAATAGAAGAACAGGACAACCATAATCATCAATATTACTCCCTTGGCCTGATAATGTTCCATCAGGATTTTACGTTTAGCAAGTATTCTTCACGACTGATTGTCTTATAATTGGTTACAAGAACATGCTTGCCGGAGTACAATTCAGATATGGTATCCTCAATCACCTCAAGAGATACACGTTCATCAAACTTCATGAATACCCTGCCAGGAACACCATCAGCAACGAAGGAAACAAAATAATATGTTCCACGCTCCCAGTAGAACACATATAAAATGAGACATGAAACTACAGCAGTCGGTAGATAAATCCAATCAGATGGTATATCAAAACCTCCCAAGATTATCAGTGAAGATAATACAACTGTTACCATAACCAACTCACACATCTTGATGAGCAGGCCTACAACCTGTTTTTTCTTTGCTTTCATAAATTCAATTTTTGCCAGTTAATAATTTAAATTCATACTTAGACTGATGTTTCATTATTACTGAAATGCCTCGCATATTTTAACGATGCACTCAACGTTTTCTTCATTCAGCCATTCCTTTGCCACGTTCCACGAAATGCTTTTACTCGCTTTGAAATTATCAATTCGAATACTATGGTGCGACAATTTCCCTTCTGTCGGTTTCAATCCGGCATCATGCAATTCACATAAACCGTCTTTGTAGAATGTACACCAGTCTCCTTCTTGTCTGGCCTGTATCATCGGTACGGGCATATCAATGACACCCATAATCATACCTGCACACCATTGTGTTGGAGCAAGTCTGTCTTTATATCCTGCTTCGATAAGCTTTAAAACATCTTGCGGAGTACCCAAACAAGGCGTATGACATTGCTGCTTACATAACTTGCATTTACACTGGATTGGTTTACGACCGGTTTTTCTGATTATTCGCTGTAACGACGTTTCGTTTATAAGTAAGCTCATTTTGCTTTCTCTAAATTATAATTCCAAAAACTAAGTTTCCCTTTCACATTCATAATCGGCTTATCAAACAGAACAGCATCTTTCAGCACCCAGTTCCAGCAACCTTTCTCTGCCCAGACGGATGGATGGTTCTGTACGCAGTCAGCTATTACCACACTCCCGATGATCGCGCCTTTGGGAAACCCTCCATAAAAGGCACACTTGTACAACTCTTTACTTCTCTGCTCAATTTCTAACAGTTGTTCTTGTGTATAATCTGACAAACTTGGTTGCCCACTTGATGAAGCATGAATCAGCACCCTCTGACCTAAGTACTTCTGAGGACACTTCCAAGTACGGTTCTCGATGTCTTTGATACCGTGAGCGATAAGGCTCGCCCACGGCTGTTTAATGGAGATTGCTTTCATACTTTATTCTTTTTCTTCAGTTCAGTAATAAGTGCATCCGCTTGTTCAACACTTAATTTTGCAGCATCTTCTAAAGTCATTTCACCACTCATGAGTACAGCGACACATTCCTTTGCTATTTCATATCTACGCTGTTCCCAATCCGGCACAAGGTAACTCTCATCTACATTCAGGTAGCCTGTATCAATTATCCTCTTTCCATACCCGTCAATTTCAACTACACATGCTGTACTGGCAGGTATCGGCATTACTGAAATTATCTCTACTTCTGTTCCACTCATAAGTGTTACACCCTGACCAATATCGTATGATCTTGTTAGTTTTGCTTTCATTTATCTTTCTTGTAATATTCAACAATCGTTTTATTTAATGATAGAACAAGAGCAAATGTCAGTGTTGCCGGCATTTCGTTTGTATTCATCTTGTTGATGAATACCTCACCATCCTTATATTCAAGAACAGTATCAAGTTCAATTATTTTGCTTTCGCTATTTGGCTGCTGTGTTTTATTACTCATATTCTATCCTCCGAATTTTTATTTTTGTCTTTTGGTAGTTTACATATTTCGTCCATGGCTTGATCCCAAGGTATTTCCCCAAGATATTTCAAACAGGCATCCCAACCTTCCATAAATGAAAGCTCTCTCAAAAGCTTTGTGCTTGGAACTTTACTTCCTGAAGCAAATATTTTTGCTAATTCTTCTTTTTTACTCATATTCCAATATTTCTTTATTATCAAAAATGTTACCAGCTACTTTTATATCATAATCATTATCGCACAACCATTTTCCTAAAGGCCTTTCTCCTGTTTCTGTATGCCCTCTAAGCATTAAACACCACGCTCCAACTTCTTCATTCCATGTTACTACACAGATACAAATTACAGAACCATCAGTTAATTCCAATATATCACCTTCATATATTTCTTTTCCGTTTTTAGTATATAATCCGGTGAACTGGCAGATAGTATCAGAATTAATCAAATGTTTCTTTGCTTCCGCGTCATGTATATGAGGAAAGTTTGAAAGCAAATGTAAGTCCCCAAATATCCATTTATTGGTACTTAATTCTTTTGCTCTAAATTTTATTTCTCTATTCATAAATTATTCCTCCGTATTAGGTATTAAGTCTTTCATATATACCCAAGTCATTACCGTATTCCATACGTATACTTCGTAGTAGCATAAATCATATTCACCATATATAGTGTTAACTAAAAGAAGCTTTCCTGGAATAGGCTTTTCTGTAGAATTATGCCAAACGGAATTGATTCTCCATTTAGCACCTTCCATAAAATCTATCATGCATAATTGCTCTTTGCCTGTTCTCCAAAGTGAGCGACAAGCTTCATTGGCATATTCTGATGCTGCCTTTTTAATATCTTCTTTTGTCATAATTTATCTCCTTTTCTTGATTTTAATTTGTCCGTGTTCTCTATACAAAGGATTAAATTCCGCATCACAAAGAATCGTATCATATACCTGTTCATATGAATATCCTGGAAACGATTCCGCTATTTCAGGAATAGTATAGTCATTCAATATCAGTTCACGACATATATCACGGTTAAGCTCTACAACTTTGTAAGGCTCATCCTTGTAACGTCGTGACTGCTCACGACGAATTTCTCGCTCATTCTTTACCCATTCCTTAGTTTTCATTACTCCCCAACGTCCTAATGTACGTGATAAAGTATTTCGGTCAACATTAAAGTTCTTTGCCAATCTCCTCAAAGGTACACCCCAGTTATATTGCTCGATTACCTGTTCTTTAACAGGGTCAAGTTTCACGGAGTCTGACAAACGACCTATAGGGCGACCTACCAATATACCAAGTTTCATCCTTAATCTAAGCCCTTCCTTTGTTCTCTGCCTTATCATCTGCCTTTCTATTTCGGCTGATAAGCCAAAAGCAAATGCTAACACTTTACTCTGAATATCATCCCCCAAAACAAACTTATCTTTTACCGTATAAATAATACATCCCTGTTCCATACAGAAATGAAGAATATCCATAACCATGTATAGGTCACGTCCAAGACGACTTATTTCACTACATATTATCACATCACCTTTTTTGATCTGTTTCAGAAGCGGACCGAGGTTGCGCTTATCTGGATCTTTACCGCCACTTACACCTTCATCAGTAATGTAATTATCTATGCTCCAACCATGATCAGTAGCAAACTGTTCTACACCTTGCCGCTGCGAGTTTACATCCTGTTCATCTGACGAAACTCTCAAATATCCGTATATCATATTATCACATTTAAAAAATCATCAGCTTCCTTACCGTAATGTTTAATTACTATTTCTGTTATTGACATTCTATTCCACTCTTCAGGATAAAGCTTTTCTATCTGCCGTCCAAATCGGGTTAGGTCAATAGTTATATATCCATTTATTACAGTAAGAAGGCTATCCCTAATGTCTTCCATACTTATATCAGGGAAAAAACGATGAAAATCCTCATGGAAACGAAACGCCTCGTTTATCTTATATCCCACAATATTCTTCGATTGCTTTCTATAATAATCTTTGCTCATAATCAATCTTCCTTTCTTTCTTCGTAAAACATGACAGGCTTACCGTCTGGCTCAAAGTCTGCACTAAGCATTACCTCATCGCATTCATAATAAGGACTTGTTTCCTGCACATAATATTTTACCGTACATTTCCCGTTCTCGTAGTTTTTACAATTCATGCAAATCATTCTTTCGTACATATTTCATCTCCTTTCCACCTACCCCAGCAGCCACCACATGACTGCCAGGAACAAGTAATACAATTTCGTTTTCATTGATTATTTCTCCTTTTTTCAACTAATAATTCTAACCTCTTCTCACACTCTGCACACTCGAGTTTCTTGCGCTCCAGCTTCTCACGGAGCTTAACCAGCTCCTCGTCCGTATTCTCGTCAAAGAACAGATTGTTCTGACGATTTTGCTCAATGTATTCATTCATCCTACGTTCTGCTTTTGTTATCTGGGCTTTTGCAGAAACCAGCTTTGAAAGGCAGGAACTCACTTCAAGCGACTCTCCTGAACGCTTGTCGTAGTGATACAGACTTATACCAATAATCTGTTTGGGATATTGACACTGCAATTTCGCCATCCTCCATCTAATCACCCATTGGTAGCGGAAATACATTTCACGGGGAAGGTTGTAGTGATAAAGACTTACTTGTTTATCTGCATATCCGTAATAAAGAGTGACTTCAACCCATCGCTCAACCTTCAGTTCCCTTTCAGCCTTGGCCAAATCTTTTGCATACTGATAAAAATCGCTCACGCTTTCCTGTTTTCCCATATCAGAATAACTTTAATTGAACTGGTTGCTTACCTCTCTTTGCCATCGTTCTGGCATAACGAGGACATATACTTTTATAAGGGCAATTCCCTGACTTTGCAGCAAGAAAACGGGTGTGTGATGCTTCCCACGATTTGTCCTCTTCATGGCCGGAGAAAAGCCAAAAGTCCATGCAGTTCCAACTGTTATTATCCATGTTCGGCTTTTCATCTACCAGTTCTACAAGTCCGTTACTATGTGGTTTACCCATAATCACTTATATCTAAATGTATTTATTCTCTCAAGATACGCTGCTATTCTCTTTTCAGGATTATCACCATTTCTTACAAAGATTCGAGTATGTAACTTGTCACCTGGGATAGCTACATATTTACCATGCTTCTCACGTTCTCTATGCTTAGCTACTTTAATATCTGTCCCTTTCGGATTTTTTTCAAGGTCAGCCTTGCGAGCTAATATCGGATCACATTTATCTTTCATATTCATTCCTTCCAGTCGTCTGTTTTTCCAATCAAATGCGCTGTTTGTTCATTGTAGGGGATGCACTGCTCATAAGCGATACCTCCAACTGTTACAAACATTAATACACCGTCAAATCTCATTGTTTTATGGCTAAATCGACACAAACACCACTCATCACCACTCCTGCACAAAACCCAATCTTTAGGCTTAAACTCATATTCCTTCTTTTCTTCAATCCCGAAAAACCTTTTCAGATATTCTTTTGCCTTTGGACTTTCGTTAGCCTTCATCGCATCAATAAGTTTCTGCTTTTCTTCTTCTGTAGCCTTTTCAACATTGCATCCAGCATCAGAATAAGTATCAATATCCACACTTCCATTGCCATCATTAATCAGAATTGATACATAGTCATTCGTGAAGTACAACAATCCTCCTTTACCATCATCAGCTAAGTCTATATCCTTAATTATAGATAGCCATGTATATGTATCATTTGACAACTTGATTATATCCCCATCTTTAAAAGTCATGTATTCGGGGATTTCAAGTATGAGGTCAGAACCACTTTGCTTATTGAGAATTATGCATCCATCTTTAGGGTAAGAATAAACATGTTCATCAAATTCATCTTGTATTATAGCAACGATACAGCTGTCTGATTTCATATCAAAACAAACTATCCTCGCACTTCTACCGCTACGTGTTACGATTTTACCTTCACACTCTTTATTTGTAATTTTCTTTGCCAATTCCACGCCAAAAGGCACTTTTACTAATTTATGCTCCATATTTTTCTGACATTTTTTTGATAAACAATCTGGAAGAGTAATTAAGATATGACTGCCAACATCCATTATAGCCGGACCATCTGAAACCGTTTTTCTTCAATTCATCCCTAACTGATTGATCAGGTTTACAATCGAAGAAAAGTTGCATCCTGTTCTTTGGATAATTCTCAACCACTTTTACATCACCGATGTAATATTCTTTGCTCTGCATGTTTTTCAGCATCTTTGCCTTTTCAAGCTGTTGCTTAACCCTTCGAATATTGGCTCCGTTATTTGTAATAGAGCATGATGCAAATCCAATTTCACCAAAACAGTTAGGTTCAAACAGTTTTCTGACTTGACTCTCGGTTAAACCAAGTTCAACAAGACGGTCATGCTTCTCTAATTCGGTAATTTTCTTTGAACGGATAACCTTGTTTGCAGACTTCATCAGTTCCTGAACTCTTTCAAGTTCCTTCAACTTGTTTGCCAGCTTCTCAACTGCATTATCATCATCCAGGTAAATGGAAGTGTTGTTCTCCACAGCTGAGGCTTTTTCAGCCCAATATTCTGACTTTTCCGTGTGTTTTACAGACTGTCCCATGGTGTTCCATATTTTTTCACGGTATCGCCTGTCTGCTGCACCATGTACCGGTTGTCCAAATGGGATTGCTTCACTCATTTTTGAACTTCTCTCATAGGCATTTCTTGCCTTTTCCGCTGATTTCTCAGAGAGGTCACGGTATCTCTCTGCTCGAACGCGGTTACGTTCATCTCTGTCCATAATGTTAATTTGTTTTGGTTTGACTTTTATTTCATTATACTATAAAGTTAGTGATTTTCAACAAGTTAAACAAACAGAATCTTCACCATTTTTACGCCATTTTCATCATTCTGTATCTGTTTGAGGTACATATCCTGCAATAAGAAGAATACGTATAATAGATCTTATTTCCTCTTATAATTTTCTTAGGGTAAAACCACCTAAGAGGAAGAAACTTTCCGCAAACGGAACATCGTCTTAATGTCACTCCGTTTTCCTCACGAACATTATGACGAACATGATTCTTGATAAGAGTGCAATTCTGACAATGCTTTTCCTTATCCCGAAATGCCCGACACCAATGCAAAGAACGCTCTCCACATTTAGCGAATCTCTTGCAACTCGCTATTGGAATAGGTAATATGCTCATATCGTTATCAATTTATCAAAGTCCTTACCATAAATGATGTAGACTCCACGTTTCCGGAGTTCAGCTACCAGCTGATCATTGGTGTATCTGACCAGCCGACCATGAAGTCTGTCCTGCTTTCTTCTTTCAGACGTGTGTCTGCTCTCACATAACCGGCACCTGCTGGTGTAATGGATGCCGGATTTCGTTTCATAGGCGTGGAATCTGCTCTCAGGAAGAATCCGGCCACACTCTATACATTCTTTCATGATGCAGCCCTCCTCATAATCTCATACATATTCTTTTCTACTATCCTGATAATCTGTTTATGGTAATCACTATCTTGGTTACATACACCACGAGATTGCACTATCTTGAATGTATTCAGATTTACCTCGATTGTTTCCAAGCGTTTTCCATTCTTCTTAGCGGATAACACAAGGCTTTCTTTTCTTGCATAATAGGCACAGTTATATACACAGTGGTGCATTGTTTTCCACTCTTGATAATACTGGGTAACGCTTTCCAAAGGGCTGATAACTATACCCTCATCCTTTATCTGTAGACCGAGGAATGGCTGTATCCTTTTCCAAAAAACAGCAATGTTTCGTTTCAGTTCCTTCTCTTTCTTCATGCGTTCAATCCTTTCACGTTCCATCCTTTCCCTTGCCTCTATCTTTCTCTTCTTCTCAAGTAGCTTATCATGTGCTTTCTTCAGGTTCTTCGGGCATACATAGTGAGCGTTATGGGTATCCAAATGGAAATAATCAAGTAGACGCAAATAATCGTCATACATCGAACCGTCCTTGATGATATATCCGTTACGATTGCATATATTGACCGCCCACGGATGGGAAAGACCTCCACGATACATGTATAACTCAAGCATACCATCCTGTTTCGTCTTCAGTAGCATTTCCGCATACTTGCTTTCACCTAATAAAGCACGTATCAACATCCCAGGAGTAACACCATGAAACGAAGTACGTAATCCGTTCCTCCGAAGTATAGGGAGCAATTTTACTTTCGGATATACATAACCGTCTATGTCATACGAATGTGAATAATATATATTTCCGCTCTGCTTGATACTCATGTCTGTAGTGTGAACCCAACCTCTAGACCCCATGTTCATGGCTTTAGCTATAACAGTTTCTTTGTTATCAGCAGTTATCCACTGTTGGCATACCTCATCAATGAAATAATGAGTATCACAATTGTTCTTCCTCACATACCTGGCTGTGTAGAAGTGGCGAAGCACTTGAAAATCTCCTGATGTGGTAACTACTGTCAGATAGCTTACTGCATAATCCTTAGTCTTACGGCTTACTTTCACTTCCAATTTTTCTCCGCAATAAGGACAGTATATGTAACCTTCCTTCTGTCCGGTAGTGTCTACCCACATTCTTCCACATTCACTACACCACATTTCATCCTTACATTTGTAAGCGTTATGAAGAAAGCAATGCTTCTTTCCCCACTGTATCTGTGCCTCTGTAATAGCTGGCAGCTTACTGCTGAGTTCAACTACCAGCCTTTCACGTTTATTTCTCGGTTTCATGTTACATTTCATCAAGTAAGTCCATTATACTCTCTGCCTTAGAAGCCTGTTCCATTTTAGCAGATGTTTCCTCAGATACAGAAGCGACAGAAACTTTACACTCCGGGACATTATCAGGAACTTTTATTTTAAGTTCATCAAAAAAATGTACAGCAAGACCAAAAACCTCTTCACTTGTCATACACACCACATTACTACCTTCCTTTTTGGCTTCAGAAAGTATATAGTTAAAGCAGTCATCAATAGTTTTCCCACAATTATTATATTTCTCAGCAAATACAATATCTTCTTTTGCCTTTTTATCAAGATGATTCTTGATAAGCATCTTAGCATCACATTTGTTACTCATATCTTCAATATTTTTCTTAGTTTGACTTTTATAAAATAAGAATGCCACGACTATGCGTGGCATCCGGTTATACAAGATTATCGAACAGTCCAGGAATTCTGGGTTCCAAAGCTTCAAGCTCATCCCTGAAGAACTGTTCCTTTGTTCTTCCCATTTTCTTGCCCTTTCGGGTATGTACATCAAAAGTATACGGAGGAATCATTATCGGGCTTTTGCGGACATCCTCAATCCACCTCTCAACATCTATCAGATTTCTGTCATATATGAAGTTCTGCAGGTGGTCGGCATCCCTGCACTTTCGGCATTCACAAAGTAGTATTACTGCCTTGCTAACAAAGATTCTTCCCTTATCCTCAGTTCCTCCTTTACTCACAAGCTCATGTCCCTGCCATAAGGATTCAATCTCAGACGTAACCAATCCATAGCAATCTTCAGCAGAAATCGTATATAGACGCTTCCACACATAATCCTTATAACCACTGGTCCACAACTCGAGAGCAAAGTATCCGGCAACGGCAGTATCAGCCCTTCTTACAGCTTTCTGCATTGCTGAAGATGCTTCAAAAAAATCATATCCTCTAACGGTTCTAATAATCATAACAACTTGACTTTTATTGTTTTACATCAGTAAAGTTAAACCAGAATGACAAGTTTAGCAAACAGAAACTTCGCCATTTTTACGCCTTTTTTCAGTACCTAAACTTGCATGTTATATTGTACTGAACAAGCTGTTTTGTCTTATCTTTCCCGTTATTGGTTGAACCTTTTAAGTTGATACTGTCACCGAAATGTTTCTTGATTAACATGATGGATCGTTGTTCCTCAGCCTGATTACGGAATGCAGCAAGACCTCCTGAATTTACGAAAGTGGATTTCTGCTCAAAATTGTACCTCAGATCAGTAAGTATCTTTCTTTCCTTGTACTTCATGTAACAGGAAATCCAAAAATCTTCCTTGAGCCTCAGTTCCTCATTCCACCATGTATTCTTGTTGTAGAACACACCGTATGAGCATCCGGTAATCATTTTAGAAAGTGACAGAAAGCCGGTTTCATCATACATGACAGGAGATATGCGTGCAGTAAAACCGAACAGATGAACATCCAGCATCTCAGCAATTTCGGCAAGGTTGAATATGATACGAGTTATCTCGTTCTTATCTTTAATCCTTGATGGTTCGCCTTTCTCTACACAGATAGATTTGCAGGCGTGAACATCATCATCCAGCATGAACAGGTTCCTGAAATGCTTAGCCATCCAGTTACGTTTGGGGATAAGACCAACAACATCGTCAGGATGGGTGACTATCTCACAGTCTGGATTGAACTGGCGGTACAGGTCCGCCTGACTCTCTGCAACGCAGATTATAGGATCGTTCACAAGTTTTTTTGCAAAGACCCTGTCATGTCTCTTATGACTTGGTATTACGATTCTCAATTGCATGGCGTACATCCTTTATATCGACAACATTGCTCTTGCTAACTTTCCCGGTCTTGTAACTCTGCATGTGCTGCATGTCTAGTGCCTCACGCAGCCAGTTGCTATCCACCTCATTGGCAGACATGATGATAAATAGCTCATATTTCTCATCATACTTGGGAATTAATGGATAGACGGCGGTTTCATCCGTTATGGCTTCGAAACGCTCCTTGAATTCGTCCTTTTCAGGCTCCGGAGCAAACTCTATTCCCCAGTCCTGAAGCTCAGACTTATCCCAGTCGTTCATCATTACATCCATATCGTTCTCGCCGAATGATACGTTGTCCTTAGTCGCGTACTCACGCAACTTCTTCACAGGAGTATCAGGGCTCAGGACCTTACAAGGCAGCTCCTTGTATCCGAGTTCCTTGCAGGCCCTAAGTCGTAGATTTCCACACACTACTATGAATCTTTCTCCCAAAGGAAATACGATAAGTTCCCGAAGATTAAGCATCTCAGGACTATCCTCGATACTTTTCTTCATTGCATCATAACGGTAATCCCTGAAGAACCGCGGATTTTTCGGAAGGTCATCAAGCTGACCTTTATTGAAATCCAGCAGACTAATCTGGATTGTCTTAAAATCAAAATCTGTCATATACCAACTATTAATAAATCAACAACACATAATCAACATCACACGATAGCCGGTAACACACTTAGTCTGTACGATAGGAATTAAACTCCACCTTATCCTTCAATAGCTGTTCGATGTCGTTGCACCCTATCTTTTCGAGGTATGTAAGCGTAGCTATTATAACATCTGCGGCTTCTTCCTCGCGCTCACTCCAGGATGGGATATGATTGCTTCGCTCCTTACCTGCTTCAGCCAGTTCCCTCCATTCTGAGGATATGGCCAGTACAACAGCTTTAGGAGAAGTCGTTTCTGTCATTTTTTTTCGCTTTAACGCTATATCAAAACATCTTTTTGCAAGTCTGTTAAGTGTAATCATAATTCTAAGTTATTGTTATCGAACTACATTGATAATCACATAGGATTACTTTAAGGGGCATTTATTTTTTCCATAGCAATATTATGTAAAGAGAAAGCTGTCAGGCTTTCTCAAGTTCATCCAATTTGCCTTTCAAAGAAGTTTCCTTCTTCGAATATGAATCAAGGATTTTCTTGTTCATTTTCGAAAATTCATCCGGGTATTGCTCAGAGAATATCATGATCTGGCATCTCCTCATATAATCGTAGAAATTCACATCGTTACTTGTAAGATTCTCACGGATGAATTCACGATACCAGTGCATTCTCTCTGACTGGTTGTTCTTCACGTATTCAATCCAGCCTTTATCGTTAACATCATGCTTTTTTATTCCGATACTTTCAAGATATTCACTACTACATCCTCTAAGAACCATAACATCGAACACTACCCTTTCATTTAAGCTAAGTTCCGAGGATTTTGCCGGGTACGACTTCTTGTTTTGCGCCCATTCCCTCATTGTCTTGGCGGCATTTTCGACAGCAATCTCCTTATTCCGTTTCATCTGGGATTTGATTTTATCAATCTCGGCACTTCTAACATCTACAGCCGCACATGTACCCGTTGCTGTATGTTTTTTAACGTAATAGAACTTGACTGAATAATATGGCTTACCATATCCGTTATTGAACGATATGCATCTGTATATCTTATTTTCCGAAAGCATTTTGGTTATTCTTTCGTCATTTTCCTTGTAGAAACATTCAGAATCGAATACATCATGAGGATCAACAACAGCAAAACCAGCATTCTTAACCCTCTTGAGAAATTCATTGCTCTTTTTCTTCAACTCGTCATTCCAATATGGCTCTGGAGCAGAATATATGACAACTGACTTGCCAAAATCCAATGTTTCACCGTCTTTAACCAGAATGTCAGCTTGCTGCATTATCTTGTAGAATATATAATCGCTCTCTTTCTTCCTTAGACATTCAGGGTTCGTACATTTCTGCTCCTTGCCCTTCATCTCATAAAACAGACAGCTGTAATTAGCTGTGTTATTCACACAATCAGCACATTTTGGATATGAAGAACTGAAACCGTCTTCATTAAAGAACTGACATGAGGTTATTATACCGAATTTATTATCAACAAATCTCTTAATTTCATTGACAGAAGAACCTTTATGGTAATTTTTATAATACCCTTTCTGGTCCTTCTCGCTCAACTTGGAAAGAATCATTGCTCCGGACAGAGGAAGATCATCACTCTTAATGAGTTCCTTCAATTCAGGTATAAGAGCGTTCAACTTGATTCTGTCAAGGACGAATCGATTAGACTTCCCGAATTTCGCTGCGATATCATCAACACTCTTTCCGTTTTCGGCAAGCAGGGAAAATGCAAGAGCTTCCTCTACAGGATCTACATCCTGACGTTGCAGGTTCTCAGTAATCATGGCTTCGAATGCTTCATCATCACTCATGTCACGGATAATACATGGTATCTCATTATATCCATTAAGCCTTGAACCTATCTTTTTATACGCCCTGAAACGTCTCTCACCGCATACAATTTCATACTGAGGCTCTATGATGACAACTTCTGCGGTATCCTCATCAATCTCTTCATAGCCTTTACTTTTCAATCTTACAGTAATCGGCTGTAAAAGCCCCTGTTTTTCTATGTTTTTTGCCAGTTCCTCTATTGCTGACTCATCGAATGTTTTACGAGGATTTCTCGGTGATGGACATATCTGCGTCACCGGAATATTCATTACTTCAATCATAAATGTTTGACTTTTATTATTTTACATCAGTAAAATTAAATTAATAATTCAAGTTAAGCAAACAGAAACTTCACCATTTTACAGCCTTTTAATGATTGAGAAAAAATGCCTTTTTGCTGTTTCTTCGAATACTTCTAAGTCTGTATATTTGACTCGGACGAGGCAATGACCATTAACAGTAAGATGCACGTGCTTCCATCCGAATTTTTCGCAGATGTATTCCTTCCTTTGCATACCTTTCTTGTTGAATTTTATCTCAAACTCTTTTGCCAGCAAGTTTTTGTTCATATTCCTCAAGCTGTTTCTTTTGTTTTTCCAGGCTTTTCTTCTTCATGAAGTGTAATACTTCATTTGACCTGCGAAGTGCTTCCTGAGCGTCTGTATTGCCTTGTGAAGCCAATTCTTTCAGTTGATTACGGTAATCATCGTAGAATAGACCTGTATTTTCTTCTCCGATATGTTCTTTATACTCATTGTAGGATGCAATATCAGCTTTGGCACATCGTTCCTGATTGTACTGCTTCAGCCAGTTCATAATTACGGAGCCGTCCAGCCTGTTGTATATCTCTCCATAGCGACCTTTCATCGCGTTTCGGAAACACAGCTTCAAATCGTCAATCTTGAAGTACGGATATTCCTCAATGATAAGGTCTGTAGTCGTAGCAACCTGTGAGTCGTTCATCGTATTAGAAGAATTGAAGAAATCTACAATCTCTGAAATCATAATGACCACAACTGCACGTGCTTGGTTTTCTCCAAGTTCTTTGGCGATCATACCTAACGCCGGTTCAGATGAGGCAAAGACATCATCAACACTCTTAGGTCTCAGTGCCTGCAAGTATTGCTTCGGCGAGGTCTGTAAGACGGCTAACTGATTCTTTTCTGCCGCTTGCAGTATTGCTATTTCGTTTTTCGTCATAATTACCCTCCAATATCTTAGTGAAGTTTCCAGCCTTGAAAATCCAGTCAAAATCGCACTTCCAGTTTCTGTCGTTACACCCTAAAAGAAATGGACTGGCAGCCACCTTCTTCAATACGGTGAATACAGTTTCCTTGTCGTACTGGGCTATTCTTGCCTTGACAGCCTTGCGCCTTGCTTCGGTCATGTTCACGACCATTGACAATTTACCGTTGAAAGTAGTATTGAAGTATTCCTGCAATCTGACAAAATCAACATGCTCTATTTGCGGATGAGGATTCAAAGAAAGCTCGTCTTTCTTTGAATCTCCTGAAGGAGATATTTCTTTATTATTTTTTTTACTTTTCTTTTCTTTCCTTTCCTTTACTTTACTTTGTGTACTTTTTGAGGAAGAAATCATCATTTCTTCGGAAGAAAAAGCTATATCTTCGGAAGAAATGATGTTATATTCGTGAATTTCATTATTTCTTCTACATAAATCGCATATCTTCTGGTACCTTTCTTGTATTCCTTTTGACGTCAATATTTTTTCAGAATCATACAATTCCTTAGAAAATAACCCGATTACCAAGCAGCATTTAATGACCTCACGTATATACGCCTCTTCAAAGCCCGTTTGTTCCGATACAAAGAAAGGCAACTCTTCATCCCACCTCATGTAATACCCTTGTTTGTAGATATTACATAGCAGGAGAGCATATACTGTAACAGCCTTACCACCCTGGTATTTGATTAGTTTTCTAATTCTCAAATCTTGAAAAAAATCAATATCAAAAGGGAAATAATCAAGACCAATCTTCTTATTTCTTCCCATATTAATGTTTTTGATACGTTACAAAGCTAAGTTACATTCAGAACTCAATCGGAGTTACCTCATATTCGATACGTGGTTCCTTCTTGTCGATGAACTTCTGAATGTCTATTTGAACACAATATCTGTCATTATCAATCGTCTTGGTCTGCTGCAGGCAATCAAGAAGAATCTTAAGAGAATTGTCCAGATCCGGTCGGTTACTTGAATAATATATCTTTGCTTTAAGCTTGAAATATCCCTTGACCATCCTACCACGTTCCGGACACTGGATATAGAAATTCTTTTCATATTCAGTAAGAACCTTCTGTTTGGCCAGCTTTGCATGACCGCCGACATTAACTATCTTATAACAGTTACTCTTACTTGGTATCTGTCCTCTTATCACATACATAAGCTATAGTATTACATTGGTTAATTGTTTTCCGTTTGTCTTAATCATCCACTCACCTTTCTTTGGCTGCTCGACTCTAAGTTCTTCAACTTTGCCGAATGTCTTTAAGTTACCGCACAGGTCAATAACCCATCCCTCTTTCCCTGGATATGGTCTGATTACACGTCCTATCATCTGATAATAGAGCGACAAGGACATTGTAGGACGGCAAAGAACAATCGTGTCAAGTTCAGGATAATCAAATCCGGTAGTAAGTACCCCACAATTGGCAACAACTTTTATCTTACCTGCCTTGAAGTCGGATAATATTTTCTCACGTTCTTTTTTAGGAGTTGTTCCACTTACGACTGCACTATCAGGGATTTCATGCGTCAGCATTTCAGCTTCCTTCACAAACCTTGTGAATACAAGTATTCCACGCCTTGGTATTCCGCTTTTCGGTCTCAGAAGCCTTCTTACCATACTGATTAGATAACCATAAAGATCAACCCTTTCAAACTCTTTGGAAAGACTCTTATCGTCAAAGTCAGCACCGGTAGAATTTCTACTGACATTCACAAGCTCTATCTTTGTCAAGTCGTAATATTTCAACTTGGTAAGAAATCCCCTGGCAAGCAAATCACTGACCTGACAATAGTAGATTACGTCACTGAAAACCCTCGGACGTGTACGTGTAAGAAACTTCAGCATGGCTCCATTCATCGTATTGCACAATCTGTACGGAGTAGCCGTAAGACCTATAACACGCCTTTCCGCATCAGCGAAGAAGTCAGCATACATACCCTCCTTGGCATTTACCAAGTGACATTCATCAATAAGAATATACCTGAACTGCCTGAAATCAGACATATGATTGTATACACTACCAATCGTTGCGAATGTTATCCTGTTTATGTCTTTTCTTCCAACAGAAGCAGAATAGCACCCAGCATCAATGATTCCGTATGTCTGCAACTTTGCGAAGTTCTGTTCCAGAATTTCCTTATTAGGCTGAAAAACCAGTAAAGGTTCATTGAGCCTTGCTGCGATGTCAGCAATGATGAGGCTTTTCCCTGCACCAGTAGGCAATATCATAAGATAATTCTTACCTCCTTTCAGCCGATAATGAGCTATTGCGGCGTTACTGGCATTCTGCTGATAATCTCTTAATTGAAATTTCATATACTGATTATTCCTTTATGAACTTTTTCGTGACAGGAAGCGCACAATGTAACAAGGCAATCAAGATGCTCAAGTTCCTTTCCAACAATTGAAACACCATTGACATTATATCGTTTGTGATGCACTTCCAAAGGATAGCGCGAGCCGCATATCCTGCATTTATGATTATCTCTTAACCTAACATTCCTTGCAACCTTTTCCCAATATGGACTGTTAAGAGAATGCACATAATTGGACTTGCGGCCACGCTTATGCTGTAATCTACTCATCTCCTACAGCTTCGTTGAATTCTTCTTCTCCCATGACATCACTTTCATCATCAGGAATCAAGTCGTGTTCCTTATCAAACTCTTCATCTGAAGGTTTTTCAGGAGCAGGAAAATCCAAGCCAAACAGTTCCATCATTGCAACTCTGTTTTTATCCTCTTGTGCCCATAATGATGATTTGTCATAGGAAGGAATTTTATCAGCTTTTGCAAGTACAACCTCACCGTTGAGAATGGAATAAATACAGGAAATATCCATTCAAGGCTATACGGAATGTCTTGGTAGCAGGCAGCTGCTTTTCCTCTGTACCTTCCTGAACTTTGGCGGCATAGTCCTTAATCTGCTTACTCAGTGAACTTAGTCTTTCCTCTGCATCCGTCTTGATACGTTTGGCTTCCTCCTTAGCGTTCAACAAAGCATTCTCAGCTTCAGGAAGCTCCTGCTCTACCAACTTGCAGTATTTCCCACGAAGGTCCGATTTCTCCACGTCATCCATGTAACGAAGCGTTCTCTCATTTTCAGGAAACAACGCATTGAAGTGCTCATTAACAGCCTTCAGAATGTCTTTTTCACTTTCCGCTTTCTCAAATTGCAGCTTCAGAGGAAATTGTTCCCGAACTGCTTCCGGAAGAACGAATTTCAATTCTGCCGGTTCGTAATCTTTAATTATTGCCATATTAATATTTGTTTTCGTACTCGGCTGCAAATGCCGAATAATATTGGTCTGTCGGTAATGGTAGCTGTATTCCGTATTCTGTCATTATATCAGCCTTTACAGCATCCAGGAAATGTGACATTTCCATTGTACTCAACCCCTTAGTACCTCTTGCAAGTTCCGTTCTCTCACCTTTCGGCGTTATGACCATTTTTGTCAGGAACTTCTTGCAGTACAGGTCATGTATTGTTTCCACTCCTTCCTTTGTACTCCAATATGCTTCACCGGTGAACTCACGCAAGGCACATCCCACACACCTGAACCACATCCACATCAGTGCGTTCTGATCGAGTGTTCTGGGCTTGGTCTTTCTCTTGATGGTTAGAGTGTATTCACCATTACGGAGAAGGCTCAACATGAAGTTGAAATCCTTGTCCATGGTAGCCTTCCCGTCTTTCTTTATAATTGTAGCCTCCATGATTATCTATATGGTGGTGTGAAAGGTAAATCATCAGCACCTGAAGTTGGAGGGAACTGCTGCGGCTGGTTGTACTGCTGATACTGCTGATAAGTTTGTGGTGCAGGCTGTTGAGGCTGTTGCTGTTTTACCACGAGCATTTCCATATTATCAGCAAAAATCTCAGTCAGATATCGCTTTACCTTGTTATTGTCCTCGTAACTACGTGTTCTGATTTTTCCCTCAACGTAAATCTTGTCACCCTTATGCAGATATTTTTCAGCAACTTCCGCAAGACCTTTCCACATGACTATGTTATGCCATTCAGTCCTGTCTGGAACCTGAGTACCATTCTGCAATGTATACCCCTTTTCCGTCGTTGCCAGTGTGAACTGGCAGATCTTGGAGCCGCCATCGAGTGTTCTCACCTCCGGATCTTTTCCGAGATTTCCGATTAGTTGTACTTTGTTAAGCATTTATTCCTCCTTTCTTAATGTAATTCTTATAGATGCTGCTGTTTCGGTTTCCTTGATGTATTGTTTATACAATTCAGGATGATCCGATTGAAACCTCTTAGTGTCGAACGACTTCTTTATTCCGGCTGGTGTTATGGTAGCCTTCAATATCCCTGTGTCCCACGACTTGACATCGTGTTCAACCATTGCACGTTTCAACGAATCTTTGAAACCATCAATGAACGGCTGTATTCTCTCAACTTCCGCTACAGCTTCAAGATATTTGTTAATTACATCCTTTGGCAATAGCTGTACTTCATCTTTCTTGTGTTCAATTGCGGTTTCGGTCTCAAGGTAACTTATACCCTCAACCTCACACTGCATGAGCTTCTTCACCTCATCGTCAGATTTTCTTTTCAGAGGAATAAGCTCATACTTCTCGTTGTACAGCCATACTCCATAGAGGCAATCAACTTTAAGGCCGGGATTCTGTAATTCGAAAAGATAAGCATAGATAGACAACTGCCACTCGAGATAATCTATATCTGCCTTATATGTCGTTTTGATGTCAGCAAGAGCTATCTTACCATCCTTTTCCCAAACGCAGTCAATATTGGATGCAAAATGCTCTTCATCAGATACGGTATATTCATTATCCAGTGCTGTATAACCAGCACCCGTTCGTATCATCAGATAATTTATTGCCTCCTGACATTCAGGTTCGAATCCTGTTACATCAGCGAACTGGCATTCATGGTGAACCTTTGTACCCCTCTCGGCAGCCCTTTCAAGGACAAACTGAGGAACATCCTTATACTTGTCCGGAAACAACTGTCTCTTAATCATTCCAGTTATTCCCGACAGTTGCTTTTCTCCCAGGAAATAAGTGTGGCTCTCTTCATTGAAAACCACACTTGACTTAACCAATTCTATCATTTTGGAAACTTTTTACAAATCATTTGAATCTCATTCTTAAACTCAAGGTTATTCTGCATGGCAGCATGTTTTTTCCATACAGCATTGACTTTAGCTCGACTTCTACATGCGCGGACTTCATTAATAGCTTCCTGAAGCTGTTTCCCAGAAAAGACACTTGAATTTTGCTGAGGCTGTTCCGACTTTGACTTTTGCTGCTCCTTAGGGAACTGGTATCTTATCACACCGTTGTTGTCTACAATGATACACTTGCTCACCTCTCTGTTCTCATCATATTCAATCTCACTTACAGAGAACTTGGTGTATGTAGAACACTTTCCTGATTGACTTTTGAATATCTCATTGGATTCAAGTTTAACCCAGATGAAAGGAGCAGAATAAAGTTCGCGACCAATCCCCCAGTTGAATCCGGCACGCTTGAAAGCATCCGAAGCCTGCCCCTTTTCCTTTTCGGTATTGGATTCTGTTCCGACATCCTGTTTGCTCACCCATTCCTTTTTCCGCTCATCGTAGATGGATATGGTGCAGAACAGATTCCCGTTCACAACCTCGTGATCTCTCTTCCAGTTCATTGGACCGAAAACTTCATCAAGCAGCCTCATGTCTACTCGGGCATCCTTGTACAGTAATAATGTACATCCTTTCTCGTTGATAGTACCGATGCGGCATTCAATCTCGTTTGCCTTCAGGGTTCTAATGTTAACGACTCGTTCGAAAAGTGTCTGCTGCACTTCCTCTTTTTTAGCTTCCTGATTTTCTTCTACAGGAGCTTCTGTCTTAGCTTTTCTTTCAGCCATATTTTCAATATTAATGGTTTGACTTTTAGTTCATTACATCAGTAAAGTTAAATCAGATTGTCAAGTTTTGCAATCCGAAACTTCGCCATTTTTACGCCTTAACATTTACCACAATTAAAAGAAAGGGGACATATCATGGAAAGTATAAAGTGCCTAATTTTAAACTTCAATATTTGATGTTGGATATGCCCCCTCAAATTATTACTTTTGCTTTTGCTTAATTTTAAATTTTAATCGTATGAGAGATAAAACATTTTATAAGGAAAAAGCCGAAGCAATTAAAAACGAAGTGTTGGAAATTCAGAATAAAGGTGAAGTATTTGACTGTAACGATCCATTTAATCAATATCCGGGGATTCATGAAGCCATCCGTGAATTTATTCATTTAGTATATTCTTTTGATAAGAATCTGCCATTTAATAAAGAGATTCAGTCGTTAGTAGATTTAAGCTTCATTAATAGTACCGAATACATTGGCATAGATTTTACTTCAAAGAAGTTTGAAACCATTATATCTAAGATTGACTTCTTCATTCACTATCTTGACACTTATGTTGACTAAAGGCTTCCTTTACCAGTTCAGCACGTTTTTTACCATATTGTAATTCGATACAGTCAATTAATGATTGTTCTATTTTTTCGGGAAGTATCCTTAATGCTTCCCGATTAGACATCTTCATCCCTTTAATTGATAGAGAAAACTCCGTATCGAGAAAATTTTCGCATGTAAGCGAAATATTAATTTCCATTTCCATAATTATTGAGTTTACAATAAATTGTGGTATCGGCAGGATTCGAACCTGCATGAGCTTTCTGCTTTGAGTAACCCTTCCGGCTGGGTAAAGCTCCAGTACTCGTCGTGCGTCTACCAGTTCCGCCACGATACCAATTTGAAAGCAACCTGACGGCTTTCACAAGAGGTCAGGTACATTACACACTTTTCACACAAGAAACACAGCGGATGCTACGGGACTCGAACCCGTGACCTTCCTGCAATGCAGGATGTTCTTCCCCTGAACTAAACACCCAGTAAAATGCAGACGACTTTCACAAGTGATCTGCATAGCATCACTAATCAACTAACTAAGTAAACCTAACCTTCACAGGCTATAGTTCCCATTCCGGTAAGCTCACCCGGACATGTCCTCTCTCGGACACGGAAGGCTATCTTCATGGAATCCAATTAAAAGTATGAACACACAAAAAAGTATATCACTTTTTCTTTCTCTTCCTCCTATGGTTAGCACAATGCCTCAATACATCACCACCGTTGCAGAACCATTTACCGTTCTGCTGTGCAGTAGGTTTATCGGCACGAATATCTCCACGATCAACAAGTGTTTCAAGTTTCCTTTCACTACCTACAATACGGGCTGCCTGAGTCTTGCTTAGCGGAATTTCTTCCATCGCCAGTAATATATTCTCGAGCAACACATCTGAACTGACCACTATCATAAGTCTGCCATTAAGAGTATACACCATATTAACTAACTCGAGTTACAACTATAACGCCAGACTGCATATCGGTCTTGATGCTCCATCGAAAGCCCTTAACCCTTTCTTCTGCGAGTCTGTTATACATCGTATTCTCCACAGACCGTTTCTGAGACAGAGGAAATCTTTCCTGTCCGGAAACAGGCATATTCCTGAGCGTTTCAACTATCGGTTTTTTTTCCATATTTCCTTCCATGTTATGACGTTAGAACAAACACACAATACAAGGGCGGCAAAGCAGGCTATAGCCCAAGCCCAATTCACAGAACTGCAAGTAAAGGCTCCCCAAAAGAGTCCTGAAACTCCAAGAGTTACCATGCAGGAGATTATAAATGACATGATATTCATAATTGTATGATTTTAAGATGCTCCCTCCGGCAGATTCCATCCGCTGCTGCACGCTTTTCGGAGGGATTTCTTAATTTTGTATTGCAAACTAAAAATTAAGAATCATGAAAAATTTTATTGTCGTATCAGACACCAAAGGAAAATCTTGGTGCATCAACACTGATGCAATTATCTGCATTGAAGATTTAAGAGGTCAAACAGCTTTTCATCTTAAAGAAGAAAAAGAGCCAATCATCACTAACCTGAAGTTCGAGTCTGTATTGGCGATGCTCGATGCTCGTTAAATGTCTGTACCTTACTATAAATTGGTATAGATAGAAATCTTATCTTAAGGATTGTTCTATCTATACCAATACAATCAGTCAAAACCTTGTTTCCACATTTGATATCACCAACCATTTTGTCAACGATATACTCCTTTTCGATAATTGCTTTCATCGTAGTAAAATTTAACTGTGCCGGAACGTGGATTCGAACCACGACTTGTACATCGTATTGCCCTTAGATTAGATATGTATGTTTCTGCACCGTTCTACCATTGAACCATTCCGGCTATCCTATCATAAAATCCACATAGTGGACCGAATTGTCTATAATTCTATGTACTCAACTGGCTGCCTATTATCCATAGTAACTGGATGATTTCTCACCCGCCAGAAGCCTAAGTATGTCAAGGAACTCTTCTCTGTGTTCCCGGATAGGCGGTCAAGCCACACCGGGATAAATTGCCAAATTAACCGAAGACATACTTTTGCAGATCTTCCTTGGAGGGGAACAGAACCGCTTCATTAAAGAGTTGGCCTAAATAGATATTCTCTTTAAGGTCAGCATCAGCATCAATGAGATAATACATGTTACTCTGTTTGTTATTCTCTTTAATGTCGATAGAAATACTACCAATCTTTCTTTCAACGGCTTTGCCGTCATATATCAACCATACTTTCTGATTGATATCGAATTTTGGTGAAACAACTTGAATCATATTTTTTGACTTTTATTTAGTGATTAATTATCCAAACTTGTATCTCAGGTAATCATCCTCACTGGAGAATCCGGCATCAACTGTCTGCCATTCATTTTCTCCTTCATCCATAAGATGTTTCTCCGCATCTTGTTTTTCCTGCATCAGGAAAGCAATAAAATCCTCTTTGGAGTCATCCGTATTGAAGTATTCCTGCATTTCCTTTTCTGTCATATTTTCCGCCATTTCTATGTCGGATGTAATGCTAATAATCTCATTTTCATAGTATCTTTCTTTCGCGTTCATATTTGATTAGTGATATTTTTTATATATATTTGTTTGTTGATTGATTGATGATGCAAATATATCGCCATTTGACGATATACACAAGCGGATTAGAATATTTATATCGCCGTTTGACGATTTTTAACTAAGTAAACGAAATATGTTAATAGAAAGAATTAAAAAGATAATTGATGAGAAACAATTATCTGCAAGGGCTTTTTCACAGGCAATTGGGTTCAATTATACAACCCTGAACAACTATCTAACTGGAAGAAGATCAACAATTGACTCTGAACTCATAACGAAAGTATTAATTTCATATGACGATATTTCTGCTGAATGGCTGATGCGAGGCAAAGGAGAAATGCTACTGACATCTGAACAGTCAACTGACAAAGAAAGCGACAGAATGAGCAAACTCATCGACACCATCACATTCCAGCAGGACACAATCAAGAATTTGCAGGCAAGAATAAAAGAACTTGAGGCAGAACTTATTATTAGCAAACAAAAAATAGGATAATTATGGGATTTATTATTTGGTTATGCCTATCATTTTTGGTAGGAATCATTGGTAAAAATAGAAATTGTGGTTTTTGGGGAGCTTTCATTTTATCAGTCATTCTGAGTCCATTAATTGGATTAGTTATTACGTTACTCTTTAATAAAAAGAAAACGCAAACAGAACTTTTGAATGAAGCAAACATACTACTAAACTCAGGTGCGATAACATCGCTTGAACACGCTAAAATGGTTGAGGATATTATGACTAATGGGAAACTTGACAAAATTAGCAAATATAGGAATAAGAATCCATTATAAAGATATACACAATCTCTAAAAGCAATAAAGGTGGCTCAAAGGAAAAAATGTTCAAAAACGTTTTACATACCCATTGTAAGCCAATCCATTGCATGTATAAATATGAGTATTACAATAAGTAATCTAATAACAAAGTTATAATAAACCACACACATACTTAACCTAAAATAACATGAAATACATATATTGTATAATAGCAGCAATTCCCATAATAGTTTATCTATTAAACTTTATGGGACATTCCATAAGTAACAATCCAGAGCAGTGGGCATTTTTTGGAGATTATATAGGTGGAGTCTATTCTGTAGTATTAACATGTATCTTAACCTTTTTAATGTATCAGCTAAACAAAAAAGATGAATACAACAGAGAAAGGCTATGCATAATCAAGGATTTATATTCTAATATTAGAAAATTTGAGAATACCAATCCGTTACGAATAGCAGAGATTAATAGCTTCACAAATAAAATTATAGACAACGAACTTATTTTACCTTCAAATATATTTGAAAAACTTATAGAATTCTCTGATTATTATAAAGGAATTGTAGACAACAATAATAGAGACGTACGAAAAGAAGCAGAAATAAAAAAACTATTAAAGGAATACTACAATGAGCAGAGAAATTAAAATACCCAGGATTTGTACTATTGGGGAGATTTTCAAATTTCTTAAAGCCGTTGAAGCAATATTCTCTTTGGAAAACAAATTTGAACCAGATGTTGTATTTAATATGCTTGAAATAGAAGACATAGACCTTACTGGCCTTCTATTAAACTACAAAATAATTGAATTTGCTGTTGAACATAATTGTATTTGCAAATCAAAACTAAGTACTAATAACTTAGTTGAAGATAAATTGATGGAATATTATTTTTGGGATTTACTTCAAGCATACATTAAAGAAAAAAAAGCAAACTACAAGGAACTTGACTTTAAAATTAAGGGAGAGTTTTTTATAGCCCCAGTAGCATTATTAAGAAAAGATAAATTCTCAAAAGAAAAGATTAAAGATGACTTCCTTCCCAAAATAGAAGAATATTATAAGAATATTCCTGAAAATAAGAATATAAATATAGACAAAGCCAAAGTTTCATCAATGATATTGCAATGTTTCAGTGAAATATTATTAAACTTTTGGGAGCATGCAGTAGAAGATACAAAATCCATTATTGTAGCAAACGGAAACTATGATTATGCGGAGATAATATGTGCAGATACAGGAAATGGAATAATATCAACTCTAAAGCCTGTACTAAACAAATTATACTCAAAGGATGACATTCTCGCTAAAGCTATGGAGAAATTTGTTACTTCTAAAAAAGATACAGACCACATGGGATGTGGATTATGGATTTTAAATCAAATAACAAATTTATCAAAAGGAAGATTATATATCTTTTCAGAAGGAGCATACTATCTAAACAATTTTGGTAAATTTACAAAAGGAGAGTGTTCATATTGGAAAGGAACCATAATTTACATGTTCTTACGATTATCTACCCCTAAAACACTCTCTGACATAGAAGACTTTACATCTGAAGAGTTTAACGATTTAAAAATAAATTTTCAATGAATACAATAGATTTAAAAGACTACTCTCCAATCATAAGTGATAAAAACACAGGAGAAAAAATATACAACGAAATCAAGAAAAATGAACCATCAAAGAATAAAGTTGCTATTGACATGTCAAGTATAAAATCAATGGCAACATTTTGTGCAAAACAAATTTTCGGCAGACTTTATATCGAATTAGGATCTGAATGTTTTTTTAAAAACATCATAATTAAAGGAGCATCAGATGACGTACAATCAATTATAAAATTAGGTATAAGATTTGCTGTAGAAAATGAAATTAAAGATTTACCACAATGATATGACTTATTCCTTTTTCTTTTTCCATGGCGGTGGTTCGGGTATATAATCTACTTTGACACCAAGATTGGAAAGCATGTTACTTAATTGCCAGCTTAATTCTTCATCACTGGCCTTCTTGTCATTGATGAGGTATCTAAACTGATAAACTATGCTATTGATAGCGGTTTTTGATAATACTTTTTTCTTGAACATATAATACACTTCGATATGATAAGACTAAGAGGAAAACCTGAAGAAGATAATAGTAGGTATCCCGATTTTATAACATCCGATGAGCGTGACAAGGTTATTGATGCGCTCCTAAAGGGTACAGTCAACAGCGAAAGCGTAATCTTAGAATACGAAGATATTCCGAATCTAAAAATCAGTCCTCACCAATTCAGAACTGTTATTCAAGGACTGAAAGATGGTGGATATATAAAGGGGACTGGATATTCACATGAATATTTTCCTCAAGACAAACTTCATAAACTAAGAGAAAGAGGTGGCTTTCATGGAGAACTTATCCAGTTTCAATCGCAGTTGGAGCAATTATACTTGAGCCTGAAAGATGACGATAGAAACAATATGGATAAGTTCTTCAAATCCATAAATACCAAATTGGAAACAGTAACCAAGACACACGAAGTTTTCGAGCTATTCAAAAAGGCCGCGGCAGTCTTCATTGGAGACTAATTCAAGCAAGGATATAGCCTGTGTAAGCTTTGAAGCAACAAGCAGTTCATATGCTCTGGTATCATGAAATGCTTCAACTCCGGGAGCATTGTCAAAATGAACACGACCTTTTATAATATCCATAGCAACCAGTTCCAACTGGCCTATTAAAGATTCTATAGTACTGTCAAATCCACGGCGCACTATCTCCTGAACTTTCTTTTCCATAATTAATTATGATTGATTTTTACAAACATAGTAAATTTAAAATTACCATAAAAGGAAATGAAAAATACTGATACTTCATAATATAATGTCATTCCAGTTTTATTCCAGTCTGGGTAAAACATACAATCACAACATACTAATTATCAGCGAGCATGACAACATTTAAAACAATATGTCTAGTTTAGTTTTTGTGTTGTGATACTCCTGCTGAAAGTGTTCATCAGGAGTGTCTTTTTTTACAATATTTCTCTTCTATCAATAAATTGGGTCAGTAGAAATTTAGTGGGGATACGCATATAGCTTCGCAATGCGGAATAAAA